AATGCCCATCCACCAACCTCCCGACCAAGCTTCGCGTGGTCAAGAGCACCAGGCATGGCTCGAATCTAACTTCCCGAATACTCGTCACACCCAGGTAGACCTCTGGTAAAAACACCAAAGTAATTATCGTATCCACCCCACACGGTATGAATCACTTCTACCGTATGTGGCACGATGCGGAAAGAAGTAAAAATGAATATGTACCAACAGATGTTCACTGGTCCGAGGTTCCTGGAAGAGATGAAGTTTGGAAAGAACAGACGATTGCAAACACTTCGGAACAACAGTTTCGTGTTGAGTTTGAGTGTGAATTCTTAGGATCTGTCAATACCCTTATAAATCCATCAAAACTAAAGAACCTTGTATATGAAAATCCAATCATTAAAAACGCAGGTTTAGATGTCTACGAAGAATCTCAAAAAGAACACAACTACCTTATTACTGTTGATGTTGCTCGTGGGTTGGGCAACGATTATTCTGCATTTATCGTGTTTGATATTACAGAGTTTCCCTATAAAGTAGTTGCCAAATATAGAAACAATGAAATAAAACCCATGTTGTTTCCAAGTGTTATCTTGGACGTTGCAAGAGGATATAATCAAGCTTGGTTACTAATTGAGGTCAATGATATTGGAGATCAAGTTGCAAGTATTCTTCAATATGATTTGGAATATGAAAATATTCTTATGTGTGCCATGAGAGGCAGAAACGGTCAGGTAGTTGGTTCTGGATTCAGTGGAAAAAAATCTCAACTTGGTGTTAGAACAACTGCAGCAGTTAAAAAATTAGGTTGCTCCAATCTCAAGACATTAATAGAAGATGACAAATTACTTACGACTGATTATGAAGTCATCTCAGAATTAACTACTTTTGCTCAGAAAGGAAATTCTTTTGAAGCAGAAGAGGGGTGTAATGATGACTTAGCAATGTGTCTTGTTATATTTTCTTGGTTAGTTGCACAAGACTATTTCAAGGAGATGACGGAAAATGATGTAAGAAAAAGAATATATGAAGAACAAAAAAATCAGATAGAACAAGATATGGCACCATTTGGATTTATTTCAGATGGATTCAATGATGAAACTACTTTTGTAGATAATTCTGGTGATAGATGGTATTCTGACGAATATGGTGATAGATCGTATATGTGGGATTATATGTAATGTCTTTCGATGATGATATTGAATTAGAACATCTATTATTTCTTGAAAGGAAATGTAGAGTATGTGGAAAAATAAAAAATTTATTGAATGACTTTTATAAAACTAGAAAAGATAGAACTCTGGCATCATCATATTCATATGAATGTAAAGAGTGTACTAAGAGAAGAGTTAACAGAAAAAATCTGAAAGTAAAGAATATTGTGTGGGAATACCCAGATTGGTGATATCATGCATAGTTTCCCCAGTGAAAATACCCCTTTCCATAAATATTTTTAGATAAATTTGGCTGCGAGGGAAAAACAAGATGCCACTAAATTTAGCATCTCCCGGTATTGTAGTAAGGGAAGTTGATCTGACAGTAGGTAGGGTAGACCCAACCTCTGCAGGTATTGGTGCAATTGTAGCACCTTTCGCACAAGGTCCCGTCGATTCACCTACAATAGTCGGAAGCGAAAAGGATCTTTTAGAGACTTTCGGAAAACCATATAGCACGGATAAGCACTATGAGCACTGGCTCACTGCTTCTTCTTTCTTAGCATATGGTGGATCACTACAGGTTGTCAGAGCAGACGATACAGATCTCAGAAATGGATTTGTTGCTGTAAGTAGTGCCACAACCTCAACTAAAATTAAGAGTTTAGATCATTACGAAGAACTTGGATATGATGAAAATACAATTACTGGTGTAGTTGTTGCGGCAAGAAATCCTGGTTCTTGGGGTAATGGTTTAAGAGTTGGTATTATTGATGCCAAGGCAGACCAAATCTTAGGTGTTTCTACATCTAACATTGGAGTTGGTTATGGAGTTACTCAGGCAGTTCCTGCTAATACAGTTATTGCCGGAGCAGGAACAACTTCTTTATTGGATGGATATTTCAAAGGTCTTGTTACCGAAGTTGGTAGTGGTGAAATTGGAGTCAAAATACTTCAACATGTTTCTAGTGGAGGTACAGTAACTTCAATTGATTATCAACCAAACGGCAAATATAGATTTACCTCCACAGCTGGAGCAGGTACTACCGTTAGACTTGGAGTTACCACTTCGGTAGGAGGTTCAATCAGCCTCACTACCAATCCGGAGGTCACATCAAGAAAAGATTGGTTTGATCAACAGACACTTTCATTAACTGCTACATCTTCTGTTAAGTGGAATTCACTGGCAGAAAGACCAGGAACCTCTGCATATGCTGCGGCAAGAGGATCTAAGTTTGATGAAGTTCATGTTGTTGTAATTGATGGTGACGGATCTATTACCGGAAACAGTGGAACAATCCTTGAAAAAAATCTTGCTTTATCAAAAGCAAAAGACGCAGAGTATTCATTAGGTTCTCCTTCATATTGGAGAAAGTTCATCGCAAGTAACTCCGAATATATCTTCGGTGGTAATTCACCAGCTGGTATTGTAACTACCGGATTTAGTGGTAGCACCGCAGGTAGTTTTGCCATTGCTTCTGATGTTGGTTGGGATCAAAATGCAGAAGGAATCACCTTTGCGGCAAGTGGAAATTCTAACAATGTACTTACAGGTGGAAAAAATTATAATGGATTAGCAGGAATTGGATCTACCGCTGCTGGTGGTGGAGCATTGAGTGCTGGATTATCTGGTTTAGTATCTGGATACAGTTTATTTGAAAACACTGAAAGATTTGATGTAGATTTCATTCTTATGGGATCTGCCGGATACAGTAAAGAAGAAGCACAGGCACTTGCCAATAAGTGTATTTCAGTTGCCGAGATAAGAAAAGATGCGGTGGCATTCATCTCACCATATAGAGGTGCTGCAATAACTGATACCTCTAGTGAAACTGCAGTAACTATTAGATCTGCAGAAACTACCACTGAAAATGTAATTGATTTCTATTCTTCAATCACATCATCAACTTATGGAATTTTTGATAGTGGTTATAAGTATATGTTTGATAGGTTTGCAAACACCTTTAGATATGTACCACTGAATGGAGACATTGCTGGACTTTGTGCCAGAAATGATGCCAATAACTTCCCATGGTTCTCACCAGCAGGAACAAATAGAGGAGCAATCCTGAATGCAGTCAAACTTGCTTACAATCCAAGCAAAGCTGAAAGAGACAGACTTTATTCAAATAGAGTCAACCCTGTAATCTTCTCTCCTGGTGCCGGTATTGTTCTCTTTGGAGACAAAACTGGATTTGGTAAATCATCAGCATTTGATCGTATTAATGTTCGTAGATTGTTTATCTATCTCGAAGATGCAATCTCTGCTGCTGCAAAAGATCAACTGTTTGAATTCAACGACGAAATCACAAGAACTAACTTTGTGAACATTGTTGAACCATTCCTTCGTGATGTTCAGGCAAAGAGAGGAATTTTTGATTTCGTTGTCATTTGCGACGAAACAAATAATACTGCTGCAATTATAGATAATAATGAGTTTGTAGCAGACATTTATATCAAACCCGCAAGATCAATCAACTTCATCGGTCTTACGTTTGTTGCCACCAGAACTGGTGTTTCATTTGAAGAAGTTATCGGAAACGTTTAATTTAGAGGTATAAGAAACAATGGCAAACCGTCAACAAGTAAACACCTTACCATTAAGGACCATTAGTGACTTTAAAAGTAAACTGAAGGGTGGTGGTGCAAGACCTAATCTGTTTGAGGTGGAACTCACGTTCCCCTCAATCGTTGGAGTCCAAGATGAAAATGAAGTAATTGAAAATTCCAGATTTCTTGTAAAGGCAGCAAACTTACCTGCTTCTACAGTTGCCAACATTGATATTCCTTTTAGAGGAAGAATTCTAAAGATTGCTGGTGACAGAACATTTGAAACCTGGACAATTACAGTTATCAATGATACTTCATTCTCCATCAGATCAGCATTTGAAAAGTGGATGAATACCATCAATAAACTCAATGATGGAACTGGAGAAACAGACCCAGCACTTTATCAGGTAGATGCTAAAGTTCATCAACTTGATCGTGAAGGAAGAACTCTTAGGAAATATGTTTTTAAAGATGTATTCCCAACGAATATTTCTGCAATTGATCTAAACTATGAAACCACTGATACCATTCAGGAGTTCACCGTAGAAATGCAGGTTCATTTCTATGAAGCATTCAAAGGTAATGCTCCACAATCCGGTGGTGAGAACATCAGCTAAATAGTAAAATAACAGTCTAGTTAGTTTATACTATGGCAAAACTTTTTGGTTTTTCTATTGAAGATACAGAAAAAAAATCCAAGTCTATAGTTTCCCCCGTCCCCGAAAATAACGAGGACGGGGTTGATAACTATATTAGTAGTGGATTTTATGGTTCGTATGTAGATATTGAAGGGCAATATAGAACAGAATTTGATTTAATAAAAAGATATAGAGAAATGTCACTTCATCCCGAAACGGATGGAGCAATAGAAGATGTCGTAAACGAAGCAATCGTTAGCGATCTTTATGATTCTCCAATTGAGATTGAACTTTCAAATCTCAATGCAACTGATAAGCTAAAAAAAGCAATTAGAAAAGAATTTAAATATATTAAAGAAATTTTAGACTTTGATAAAAAGTCTCATGAAATTTTTAGAAATTGGTATATTGATGGAAGACTTTATTATCATAAAGTAATTGATATGAAAAATCCTCAGGAAGGAATTAAAGAACTGAGGTATATTGATCCTATGAAAATGAAATTTGTCCGTCAAGAAAAGAAAAAAGACAAAAATGTCATTGGACCAAATATTCCTGGTCGTGATGAAACTAAGAATGGTATTGCTCCTGAGATTGAAGAATATTTTGTTTATACTCCCAAACCAGCATATCCTACCAATAATTTAAGTGGTGGTGGAGGAACAAAAGGAACTAAAATTGCGAAAGATGCAATTACATATTGTACTTCTGGTCTTGTAGATAGAAATAAAGGAACTGTTCTTTCATATCTACACAAAGCAATCAAAGCACTCAATCAACTTAGAATGATTGAGGATTCTCTTGTAATTTATAGATTGTCAAGAGCACCAGAACGTCGTATTTTCTATATTGACGTTGGCAATCTTCCAAAAGTAAAAGCAGAACAATATCTGCGTGATGTTATGATGCGTTATCGTAACAAACAAGTTTACGATGCAAACACGGGAGAAATTCGTGATGATCGAAAATTTATGTCTATGATGGAAGACTTCTGGCTTCCTAGACGTGAGGGTGGAAGGGGAACTGAAATCTCTACACTTCCCGGTGGACAAAACTTGGGAGAACTTGCCGATATTGAATATTTCCAAAAGAAACTTTATAGAGCACTTGGTGTTCCTGAATCTAGAATTGCTGCAGATGGTGGTTTTAATCTTGGTCGTTCTTCCGAAATTCTGCGTGATGAATTAAAGTTTGCTAAGTTTGTTGGTCGTCTGAGAAAGAGATTTGCTCAGATGTTCAATGATATGTTGAAGACTCAATTAATCCTCAAAAATATTGTTTCTGTAGAGGATTGGGATAGAATTTCTGATCACATTCAATATGATTTCTTATATGACAATCAGTTTGCAGAACTCAAAGAAACTGAAATGTTGAATGAGAGGCTTGGTGTTCTTGCAACGATTGAACCATATATTGGTAAGTATTATTCAACTCAATGGGTTCGTAGTAAAGTTCTCCGTCAAACTGATGCAGAGATGATTGAAATGGATGAGCAGATTGAACAGGAAATTAAAGACGGAGTTATTCCTGATCCAAGTTCAATAGATCCTATTACAGGAGAACCATTACCACAAGAAGGTGAGCAGGGAATGATGGGTGATGTTCCTATGGAACCAGAAATTGATGGTGGAATTACTGATGCTGACGGTAAAGCTGCTGAGATATAAATAGAAAATATAGTTATTATAAATTTTCATGGAAGAAATTGTAAATTTAATCGGAGCAGATGAGTCTGCATCCGACATTAGTGACAAGATTAAGGATGTTTTGTATGCAAAAGCAGCAGAACGTATTGAAGGCATTAAACCAAAAGTAGGTGCATCCATGTTTGGTGATTCCAATGTAGACACAGAAGAGGAACAAGATGGCTAGGACTTTATTGTTAGGAGATGAAATAGCATTACCTGTTAATACTGGTACTGCTACTAGTTTTTCTTCCGCGACTGTAGTTAGACTTGTCAATACAACAGGAACTGCACAGGTTATTACTGTTGTAGAAACTCAAAGTGGTACAGGTATTGGATCTTTTACAATGCTTGGTAATACGACAGAATTGTTGGAAAAAAATGCATCATATTGTGTTTTTGCAAGTGCAGCAACTGTAAAAGGTACAAAAGTAGGATTCACAGGATAAACAATGAAACTTATCACAGAAGAAGTAACAAACGTCAAAATTATTACTGAAGGCAAAGGTGCCGGTAAGAAACTCTATATCGAAGGAGTTTTTCTTCAGGGTAATATCAAAAACCGTAATGGCAGAATGTATCCAATGGAGACTCTTGCCAAAGAGGTCGGTAGATATAACGAAACTTTTGTTCAAAAAGGACGTGCTCTCGGAGAACTTGGTCACCCCGATGGACCTACCGTAAATCTTGATCGTGTTTCTCACAAGATTATCTCTCTGAAAGCAGAGGGTAATAATTTTATTGGTAAGGCACAAATTTTGAATACCCCCATGGGTAAGATTGCATCTTCACTTCTTGATGAAGGTGTAATGCTTGGTGTTTCTTCTCGTGGTGTTGGATCATTAAAAGAAGATAGAAACGGTGTAAGAGTTGTTGGTGAAGATTTTCAGTTGGCAACTGCTGCTGATATCGTTGCCGATCCTTCCGCACCTGATGCTTTTGTCAATGGAATTATGGAAGGAAAAGAGTGGGTTTGGGAAGGAGGAATTCTTCGTGAACAACTCGCAGAAAAGACTGAAAGAAGGATCAACACCCTTGTCGATCAAAAAATGCTCGAAGAGCATAAGTTGAACTTATTCAACGAATTCTTATCAAATCTATAATTTATAAATAAATATAGATTAATACAAAAATATCTAATCAAATGTCCGTTGGTAGCAATTTACAAGAAATGGAAAACGTAGTAACCAAAGGCGCTGCTGCAGCTGATCCGATGCCAAAGGCAGGAAGCAATGCTTCCGGTGTTTCGACACCTGGCCAAACTGGTAGTTACGAAGATCTCGGTGGCCCAACCCCAGAAAATTACAAAGTAGACGACGATTCTGCAAAAATTGCAGAACCCAAAATCGCAACTGTCAAAGACATTGTGAATAGAGGTGCTAAACCTGCCGAACCCATGCCTAAGGGTATGAAGGAAGAGGAAGAGGTAGAAGGAGAAGTTGTCGAAGAGGAAGAAACCACTGCATCTGCTGAAGACGTAGTATCTGAAGAAGAGACTACCGAAGAAGAAGTGGTTACCGAAGAAGAGGAAGCACCTGAAGCAGAATACAACATCGAGGAAGATGTTGAAGCACTGCTTGCCGGTGAAGAACTCTCCGAAGATTTCCAAGAGAAAGCACGCACCATTTTTGAAACTGCTATCAAGACAAAAGTTGCTGAAGTTCAAGAAGAACTGAAAGCACAATATGAAGCAACCCTCGAAGAGGAAGTTTCGGCAATTAAGTCCGAACTCACTGAGAGAGTTGATGCATATCTTGAGTATGTTGCTGAAGAGTGGATGACTGAAAATCAACTCGCAGTTGAAGCAGGACTCAAGTCTGAAATGACCGAATCATTCCTCACCGGAATCCGAGGTCTTTTTGAAGAACATTATGTAACTATCCCTGAAGAAAAATATGATGTAACTGCCGCAATGGTAGAAAAATTAGATGAGATGGAAGATAAACTCAACGAGCAAATTAATAAGAATATTGCTCTCAATCAAAGATTAGCTGAGTCGGTTGCTGATGTAATCTTCTCCGAGGTCTGCGAAGGTCTGGCACTTTCACAGAAGGATAAACTCGCTTCTCTTGCCGAAAATGTTGAGTTTGATAGTGAAGAAACATATCGTGAGAAACTGGTAACTCTGCGTAAGTCTTACTTCCCAGAGAATGCCGGAGCTCAAAGAGACGAGTCAGAAAACATTTCTGAAAATTCAGAAATTTCTGCACAACCAACTACTGGTTTAATGGAATCATATCTTGACACTCTGACTAGAGTTTCGCAAAAGTGATTTTTTAATTATACGTCAAACTAAAAATTTTAAGGTAAATTCAAATGCAAGGTTTCAATGCTGAAAGCCTTCAGGAGAAGTGGGCACCTATCCTCAACCATGAGGGTCTCGGTGGCATCGAAGATGCACACAAGAGAATGGTAACCGCAGTTCTCCTGGAGAACCAAGAAAAAATGCTTAAGGAAGAAAGAGAATTTCTTTCTGAAGCTGGTCCAACTAACTCAACCGGAGCCGGAGTTGCTAACTTCGATCCCGTTCTGATCTCCTTGATCAGACGTGCAATGCCTAACCTGGTCGCATATGACCTCGCAGGTGTTCAACCAATGAACGGTCCTACCGGACTGATCTTCGCAATGCGTTCCCGTTACTCTTCACAGAGTGGAACCGAAGCTCTGTTCGACGAAGCAGATACTGCATTCTCAAACAGTGGTATTTCTACCTCTGGACTCTACACACCTGGTTCCGATGGTTCCGGTGTTGGTTTAGGTACAGGAACTGGTGGTGCTACTAGCTCCAATCCTGCTGCTCTGAACCCAAGCACTAACCTGACTCAGGCTGCTTACGGTGTTGGTCAGGGTATGGACACCGCACAGTCTGAAGGACTGGGTGCTACTAATGATAATGACTTCAACGAGATGGCATTCTCGATTGAGAAAGTCACCGTTACTGCGAAGTCAAGAGCACTGAAAGCCGAGTATTCACTCGAACTCGCACAAGACCTCAAGGCAATCCACGGTCTGAATGCTGAGGCTGAGTTGGCAAACATCCTGTCAACTGAGATCCTCGCAGAAATCAACCGTGAAGTTATCAGAACCATCTACAAGACTGCTAGGACTGGTGCTGAAACTAACGTTGCTAACCAAGGTACTTTCGACCTCGATGTTGACTCCAACGGTCGTTGGTCTGTTGAGAAGTTCAAAGGTCTGATTTTCCAAATCGAGCGTGATGCAAACCGCATTGCCCAAGAGACTCGTAGAGGAAAGGGCAACATGATTCTGTGTTCCGCAGACGTTGCTTCCGCACTGACCATGGCAGGAGTCCTCGACTACACCCCTGCACTCAACGCAAACCTGAACGTTGATGATACCGGTAACACCTTCGCAGGTGTACTTGCTGGTAAGTATCGTGTATACATCGATCCATATTCCTCTAACGGAACTACTGATCAGTATTACGTTGCTGGTTATAAGGGTTCTTCACCTTATGACGCAGGTCTGTTCTATTGCCCATATGTTCCCCTCCAGATGGTTCGTGCCGTTGGAGAGAACACCTTCCAGCCTAAGATTGGCTTCAAGACTCGTTACGGTCTTGCTGCTAACCCATTCGCTAGTGCTGCAGGTGGAGCTGACACCGGCAAACTCAAGGTTAACGACAACCGTTACTACAGAAGAGTCACCGTCAAGAACCTCATGTGATCCACGATTCACATATTTCTTCAAGAGGGTCTTCGGACCCTCTTTTTTTATCTAAATACAAATAAAAACGATGTCGTCTTTTGCAAACCAGATAAACAATAGAAATTTTTTATCTCCGGTTGGTTTTAAATTTACTCTATCAAAAGACCCTAAGATTTCTTTCTTTTGTAATTCTGCAAGGATACCTGAGATTAGTTTAGGATCGGCAATACAACCAGCGTATCTCAAAGATCTAGATGTTCCTGGAGATAAATTGACCTATGGTGATTTTTCCTTAAGATTTTTGGTTGATGAGAATATGGAAAATTATATGTCAGTTCATAATTGGTTGACTGGTTTAGGTTTTCCGGAGACTGCAAAACAATTTAGAGATCTGATAACTAATGATGATGGACAAAGAGATTTAAACGAACAATTTAGTGATGGCAGTCTTCACATTCTGAATAGTAATTTTAGAGATGTTGCTATCGTAAAATTTAGAGATTTATTTCCAATTTCCTTAACATCATTAGAATTTGAATCATCAGATTCTGACATAAACTACTTTACAGCAGAGGTCACTTTCAAGTATACTGTCTATAATGTGCTAGCTGCTGATAACAGAACACCCTTATGATGGACCTTGAAAAAATTCAGGAGATGTGGGAGAACGATTCTACCATTGACCCTGATAATCTACATGATGAGTCACTAAAGATACCACAACTTCACTCAAAGTATTATACAATCTATAATACGATTACCCTTTTGCGTGAAAAGGCAAGAGAGACTTATAATCGTGTTCGATTGGAAAGACACAACTATTACACTGGAAAGGCACCAGCAGAAGTTTATGTAGAAGACCCTTTTCCATATAAAGTCAGGGATAAAGAGGCACTTCAGAGATACATGGAAGCCGATGATAAGTTAAATAGTATTGACCTTAAGATTCGCTACTATGATGTGATGCTTAAGTTCTTAGAAGAAATTATTAAAACAGTTGCTAATAGAACTTTCCAAATAAAAAATGCCATTGAGTGGCACAAGTTCCAAGCAGGGTTTAACTAATGTACGAAGAAGAAGACGATTATTATAGTATAGAGATAAACATTCGTGGAATACGAATGATCCATAAAGGTCTCTGTATGGCAGTGAAGAATTGGGCTGGAGGAGATCCAGAGGAACAAGAGGACTTAATTGCCATGAGAGACAATTTTTATCGACTTGTTTTAGAACACCAGTTTCAAAATATGGACTAAATATTCATAGGTGAATCTTATGATTAATGTCTCATTTGATAATATCAAAGAAAAACGAGGTATATCTTCAAGTAAAAGCAGAACCACATGTCTACTACGAGTTAGCAGACCAATTTACTTTTGAAGTACCTGGTGCAAAATTTATGCCCCAATACCGTAACAAGTACTGGGACGGAAAAATTCGATTATTCAATACCCAGAATGGAGAGATATATGTTGGGTTATTGGATAAACTTACACAGTTTTGTGATAACCACGAATATACATACGAATTCGTAGAGAATAAGTTTTATGGTCTTCCGTTTGAGACCAACGATATGATATCTAAAGAGGGTGTCAAAGATTATATGACATCCATATCTAAGTATGCGCCGAGAGATTACCAAGTTGAGGGAGTATACGACGCCCTACGACATAATAGAAAGTTGTTGATATCCCCAACTGCTTCTGGAAAGTCTCTGATGATATACTCGATTGTGAGATATTACGTTGAGAAAGGACAAAATACTCTGATAGTTGTTCCGACGACTTCCTTAGTAGAACAGATGTATAAAGATTTTGCAGACTATGGTTGGGACGTAGGTTCATTTTGCCACAAGATCTATGCAGGACGTGAAAGAGAAACGGATTCTCAGGTAATCATTACAACCTGGCAGTCTATCTACAAACTTCCTCGTAAATATTTTGCTAGATTCAACGTGGTTGTTGGAGATGAGGCACACCAGTTTAAAAGTAAGTCATTAATATCTATAATGACTAAACTTGGAGATGCAAAATATCGTTTTGGATTCACGGGAACACTAGATGGTACACAAACTCATAAGTGGGTTCTTGAGGGATTGTTTGGACCTTCCTACAAGATTATCAGAACGGAAGAACTGATGGCAAAGGGACATGTTGCTAAATTGGATATCAATGTACTTCTACTGAAGCACCCAGCACATAAGTTTGAAACATTTGAGGATGAAGTTCAATACATTATCAACCACGAACGTCGAAACAAGTTTATTAGAAATCTTGCTTTAGATCTTAAAGGTAATACTCTTATTCTTTTCTCAAGAGTGGAAGGTCATGGACAACCACTTTACGAAATGATAAATACGAATAGGGTGGATACTCGTCATGTATTTTTTGTCCACGGTGGTGTGGCAACAGAAGACAGAGAAAAAGTAAGGGAGATTACTGAACAAGAAAACAACGCAATTATTGTTGCTTCATATGGAACGTTCAGTACAGGAATTAACATTAAAAACCTCCATAATGTTATTTTTGCTTCTCCATCCAAATCTAGAATTCGGAATCTCCAGTCTATTGGACGCGTGCTCAGGAAAGGCAATAACAAGACAAAGGCAACTCTCTATGACATTGCTGACGACATATCCTACAAATCCAGGAGAAACTATACACTTAATCATTTAATAGAAAGAATTAAAGTTTATAACGAAGAGAATTTCAATTACGACATAGTAAACATACCGCTGAAAAACTAATGGGAGATGAATTTTACGCAATCATAAAACTAATATCAGGTGAAGAAGTGTTGTCACTTGTCTCTATTGATGAAAATGATGGAGATCCTTTGATTGTAATGCAAAATCCAATCACAATGAAAGTATTACATTCCTCTCACGGAATGCATATCAAAGTAAAATCATGGATGGAAATGGCATCTGATGATTTCTTTATTGTAAAACCTGATAAGATGATTACAATAACAGAAACTAAAGATGAAAGATTAATTGAAATATATAACAATTATCTCGAAGATGAAGACACCATAGATACTTACCATAATCCTATGGATTCAGAAACTCAGAAAACATCTGGTAAAGTAAAACCATCTCAAAAGATGGGATACATTACAACAGTAGAAGAAGCAAGAAAACACCTAGAGGATCTTTATAATCTTAAAGATACTAAAGAAAGCTAAACTCTCCTCTTCAACCCTAACAAAGGTATTCTACTTATAATTCACTATGTTGTCAAGCCCTAAAAGTATGGTATAATAATAATATCTTATAATATTATTGAGTAATGAACTATGCCCAAGAAGAAATCAGAACATTATGTAAATAACAAAGAGTTGTTAGAGGCAATGATCAACTACCGTGCTAGGGTAGAAGTATCATATAAAAAAACTTTCAATAAAGACCTCACTGAGTTGCCGAAGCAAGAAAGAGGAAAGCAATGGGAAGGTAAACCACCCATCCCAAACTATCTTGGTGAGTGTTTCTTGAAGATTGCAACACACCTCTCATATAAACCGAACTTTGTGAATTACATGTTCCGTGAGGATATGATTTCTGACGGCATTGAGAACTGCGTTCAATATATTCATAACTTCGATCCAGAGAAGTCTAAGAACCCTTTCGCATACTTTACTCAGATTATTCACTATGCCTTCCTGAGACGCATCCAGAAGGAGAAGAAGCAACTGGACATCAAGACCAAGATCATTGAGAAGACTGGATTTGATGAGGTAATGATGGTTGACGACAGCTTGCTTTCTGGGCACAGTTCGGACTATAATCAGATTAAAGATCAGATCCAATATCGTAACCGATGAAAGTTGCCATCATCACAGATACCCACTATGGTGCTCGTAAGGGTTCTAAGCACCTCCATGACTATTTTGAGAAGTTCTATGATGATGTCTTCTTTCCTACCTTGGAGGCAGAGGGGATTGATACTGTCATTCATATGGGTGATGCCTTTGATAGTCGCAAGTCAATTGACTATCAGAGTTTAGAGTGGGCAAAACGTGTAGTATTCGACAGACTCAAAAAATATAATGTTCATATGATTGTGGGAAACCATGATTGTTATTACAAGAATACTAATAACGTAAACTCACCAGAACTTCTTCTGCAGACGTATAGCAATATTAAAACCTACAGTACAGTAACAGAAGTTACTATAGATAAATTAAAGATATTGTTCATTCCTTGGATCAATGCGGAAAACTATCAAGATACTGTCGAATCTATCAAAGTTTCTAATAGCATATGCGCGATGGGGCACCTTGAGCTCAACGGATTTAGAGCGCATCGCGGACACATCATGGAAGAGGGTATGGCGTGCGACGTATTTGAGAAGTTCGACAAAGTGTTTTCAGGACACTACCATACACGGAGCGACAACGGAAAGATCTTCTACCTAGGCAATCCTTATGAGATGTTCTGGAACGATGTGAATGATACTAGAGGGTTTACCATCTTTGATACGGATACCCTCACTCACACTCCAATTAACAATCCTTATAAATTATTTTATAACATCTATTATGAGGATACCAATCACAAACTCTTTAATGCGACCGAATATGAAAACAAAATTGTAAAAGTAATCGTTCGTAAAAAGTCAAATCCAAAAGACTTTGAGAGGTTTATTGATAAATTGTATTCTGTGGGAGTTCAGGATCTCAAGATTATTGAAAACTTTGAAATCCAAGAATCTGAAGAGTTTGAGATTGATGAAGAAGAAAACACAATTTCTATTCTTAATCGTTATATTGATGAATCAGAGTTTGAACTTGATAAAAGCATTATCAAAGGTATCTTCCAAGATTTGTATCGGCAAGCTTGCGAAGTAGAGTAAATGTTTCTTCTAACTCTCAGAGATAATAAAGACGATGGTGCTTATGCTGTTCAGGACAGATATGGGCATAAGGTTCTGTTTTTGTTTGAAGAAGAGGATGATGCAGAAAGATATGCTATGATGCTGGAAGATGAAGAAGATGCTATAATGGATATTGTAGAAGTTGATGATGAACTTGCAATAAAAACTTGTAAGCACTATTCTTATAAGTATGCAATTATTACACCTAATGACATTGTGATCCCTCCTAAGAATGATAACCTTCAAAAAGATTAGATACAAGAATTTTTTAAGTTCCGGTAACACATTTACAGAGATTGATTTTCAACAACATCATACGAATTTGATTGTCGGAACAAATGGTGCTGGTAAATCCACGATGCTGGATGCACTTACGTTTGTTCTGTTCAACAAACCATTTCGCAAAATCAACAAACCTCAACTAGTCAATGCTACAAACGAAAGAGAATGTGTTGTAGAAATTGAGTTTTCTATCAATGGTAGGGATTATCTTGTTCGTCGTGGAATTAAACCCAATCTTTTTGATATTGAAGTAAATGGTGCTCCTCTTCATAAGGAAGCAGATGATCGTGCTAATCAACGTATCCTAGAAGAAAATATTCTCAAGGTAAATTATAAATCTTTTACTCAGATTGTGATTCTGGGTAGTAGCACTTTTGTGCCTTTTATGCAATTGACTACTTCCAATCGTCGTGAGGTGATTGAGGATCTTTTGGATATTCGTATCTTCTCTGCGATGAATAGTCTCATCAAAGATAATATTCGTACAAAGAGAGAACAGATCAAAGCATTGGATCTGAAGAAAGATACTCTTAAGGATAAGATGAAGATGCAGCAAGAATTCATCGAAGAACTTGAGAATCGTGGCAATGCAAATATTGATGCTAATAATCAAAAGATCAATAAGTTAGACGAAGAAGTTGTTCATTACATGAATCAAAATTCTATCCTTGAGGAGGGAGTTCAAAGACACACTAAAGACCAAGAAAATTTTATTGGTGCTGGAGATAAGTTAGTAAAACTAAACAATCTTAGGGGTAAAATTTCTCAAAAGGTAAGTACAATTACCAAAGAACATAAGTTTTTTGCAGAAAATACGGTTTGTCCCACCTGTACTCAAACTATTGAGGAAGAGTTTCGTGTAAATAGAATTGAAGATGCTCAAAATAAGGCAAAGGAACTTAAAGATGGTTATGAAGAACTTGAAAAAACAATTGAGTTCGAACAGGAGAGAGAGCGTCAATTCAATGCCCTATCTAAGGAGATCACAAAATTAACGCATGGCATTTCTCAAAACAATACTCGGATTAGCCTCAATCAACGACAAATCAGAGATCTTGAACATGAAATTCAAACTATTGCCAGTAACTTACAAAACAGAAATACTGAACATGAGAAGCTAGAAGAGTTTAGAGAAAATCTCCAAAAGACAATTGAATATCTCTCAGACAAAAAACAAGAAATCGTACATTACGATTTTGCCTATTCTCTACTTCGGGATGATGGCGTAAAAACAAAAATCATTAAGAAGTATCTTCCATTCATTAATCAGCAGGTCAATCGTTACCTTCAGATGATGGACTTCTACATCAACTTTAAACTTGATGGGGAGTTTAATGAAACGATTGAATCACCTATTCACGAAAACTTTTCTTATAGTTCTTTTAGTGAAGGTGAAAAAATGAGAGTCGATCTTGCACTTCTTTTCACTTGGAGGGAAGTTGCAAGACTCAAAAACTCTGTGAATACTAACCTGCTGATTATGGATGAAGTATTTGATTCTTCACTTGATGGTTTTGGAACTGAAGAGTTCCTTAAGATTATTCGTTATGTTATTAAGGATGCCAATATCTTTGTCATTTCTCATAAGACAGATTTGCATGACAAATTTGAAAGTGTCATACGATTCGACAAAGTAAAAGGTTTTTCACGTATGGTGTCTTGATACACCAAAGAACAATGCAAGTCCCAAACTGGAAGCATCACTCTAAGAAGGAGCAGAAACGAAAACTCAAACCACAAGCAATGAGGGCACGAAAAGAGGCACTCAGACACTTCAAGAACCGTCACATGACCCTGCCTAAACAGCAGGGTTCTTTTGTATAATACTTCCATACGAACGGAACACTATGACAGTTTCACACGAGATCAAGTCGCAACTTGCTAAACTCCTGGCAACTGAAGATCTTGTTGTAGAGCACAAGAAAGTTGAAACTGCCTGCTTTAACGTACATACTCGTGTGTTGACTCTTCCTATGTGGGAGAAAGCAGGCAATGAAGTTTACGATATGTTGGTCGCACATGAGGTTGGTCATGCACTATATACGCCAGACCGTAACTGGTTGAAAGAAACGAAGATTCCTCCACAGTTTGTAAACATTGTGGAGGATGTTCGTATTGAAAAGTTGATGAAACGTCGTTATCCTGGTCTTCCTAAGACCTTCTACGCTGGATATCAAGTTCTTGCCGAGGAAGATTTCTTTGGTGTTGAGTGTGATGATGTTACCAAGATGAACCTTGCAGATCGTGTGAATCTGTATTTCAAGATTGGTAACTTTATTGATGTTCCTTTTGGTGAAGACCTTGAGATGCCCATCCTTCGTATGATTGAGGGGTGTGAAGATTTTGATGATGTTCTTCTGGCAGCAAAGGCACTGTATACTTATTGCCAAAATCAACTGAATACTGATACAAAGACTGAAATGGATTCTCTGGAATCTCAAGGTCAAGGGCAAGGTGAAAGTCCTACCGAGCAAGTCACCGAGCAAGGAGATACTGATATCACTGACGATGGTGAATCTTCTACGGCAGAGTCTGGAGAGACCACTGAAATCGAAGAAGAGGAAGGACCTTGTGGTGGTACTAATAATGATGTAGAAATCAAAACTGTAGAAGCACTGGAAAACGCAATCAAGGATCTTGCCTCTACTGATGGATATGAGAATATCTATGTAGAAGTGCCGAAACTTGATCTTGATAAGATTATTGTTCCCAACTCCAAAATTCACCAAGAGTGTCGTGAGATCTGGGATGGATATCAATATCAGGAAGCATTTGATGATGTTGATGCTGAGTTTACAAAGTTCAAAAAATCTGCACAAAAGGAGGTGAATTATCTTGTCAAAGAATTCGAATGCCGTAAATCTGCAGACTCTTATGCTCGTGCTACTGTTAGTCGGACTGGAGTGCTCGATACATCTAAGTTACATACTTATCGATACAATGAAGACCTGTTCAAGAAAGTAACAACTCTTGCCGATGGTAAGAATCATGGTCTGATTTTTATCTTGGATTGGAGTGGTTCGATGGGAGATGTGTTGTTGGATACCGTCAAACAGATGTGTAATCTTGTTTGGTTCTGTAAGAAGGTTGGTATTCCTTTCGATGTTTATGCATTCACCAATGAGTATCCTTTGTTTACATACAAGGAAGATGGTTCTAGGGATGTAAAGGACCTTTCATATGAAAAGAAGGACGGTGTGTTTTACATCAATGAGTGGTTCTCTATGATGAATTTCCTGACTCATAAAGTCAGCACCAAAGAACTGGAAACTCAGATGAAGCATCTGTTCCGTTTGGCATATTATTTTGATTGCACCACTCGTTCTTACTACAATATTCCTCCCACTATGGGTCTCTCTGGCACACCCTTGAATGAGACTATGATTGCTTTGCATCAAATTCTTCCCAAGTTTAAGAAGGAGAACAAGGTTCAGAAGGTTCAGTGTGTTGTGTTGACTGATGGTGAAGGATATCCTCCTAAGTTCCATCGTGAGCTCCAACGTCATTGGGAGCACGAACCTTTCATTGGCACCGGTTCGATTGGACACAACTGCTTTCTTCGTAATCGCAAGACAGGTCACACTTATTCTATGGATGTTCAATGGAATAAGATGACTGATGTATTCTTGGAAGATCTCAAAACAACTTTCCCCGATGTAAACTTTATTGGTATTCGTGTTCTTGCTTCTCGTGATGCGGGAGCATTTATCAGAACTTACTGTGGATATCATGGAGAACTTCATGATAAAGTTATGAAGGATTGGAAGAAGCAAAAGTCATTCTCCATTAAAACTTCTGGTTATCATTCTTACTTTGGACTTTCTGGTAATGTTCTTTCCAGTGACTCTGAGTTTGATGTTGATGATGGTGCTACCAAAACCCAAATCAAATCTGCCTTTGTCAAAAGTCTTCGCACCAAGAAAATGAACAAAAAAATTCTGAACGAGTTTATTGAACTTGTTGCCTGATAAATATTTTTATAGTATAGGTATTAAAAATGTCTAGATTTGGAGACTTACTTGGAGGTAGAAGGGCAGCTCCTGCTCCAGAACCTGTAGTGGAACCTGTAGTAGAAGAACCTGTAGTAGTTGCAGAATCTCCTATTGTGGATGAAGATACTACAAATTATGATGAAGTAATCGAAGAAGAAGTTTATGAAAGTGACGTATCACTCCACGATATGTCAAAGAAGGAACTTGAGGACTATGGTCGCACTGTCGGTATTGAACTGGACAGAAGGCATTCTAAAAAAAGATTGGTTCAGGAGTTGGAAGAGTATTTGGCCGATTCTTGAACTGTCCACTCTACCCCTGACTCTGCCTCAATCTGCCCTATAATAACTTCAGTTGAAACGAACAACCTACATCATGTCTTTCTCTGCTGATTACATCCGCACTTCACTACAGGGTCTTTATGGTGAATCTGTAACGAGTGCAGATATTCGTGCATGGTGTGCGATGAATGGTGGTAACTATCAGACCATTACCAACAAACTTTCTGATTACAAAGTTGGTCGTGGTAAATGGAACCTGACTATTCAGGAAAAACTTGAGCAAAACTATCAGGCACCTGCTGCTATGCCTGCTGTCGAACAAAACCTTATTCCCCAGAAAGATGATTCCTTCGTCAAGTTTGGCAACTTCAGTGATCTTAAAAAAATTATTCAGTCCCGTCTATTCTATCCGACGTTTATTACTGGTCTCTCTGGCAACGGTAAAACGTTCTCGGTTGAGCAAGCGTGTGCTCAGTTGGATCGGGAACTCATCCGTGTAAACATTACTATTGAAACCGATGAAGATGATCTTATTGGTGGTTTCCGCCTTGTTGATGGTGCAACCGTCTGGCACAATGGCCCAGTCATTGAAGCACTCGAACGAGGAGCTATCTTGCTCCTTGACGAGATCGACCTTGCCTCTAATAAAATTCTCTGTCTCCAAAGCATCCTTGAAGGAAATGGAGTCTTTCTTAAAAAAATCGGAAAGTTTGTTCGACCCAGTGAAGGTTTCAATGTCATCGCAACCGCAAACACTAAAGGCAAAGGTTCAGACGATGGACGATTCATTGGAACTAATGTGCTCAACGAAGCATTCCTTGAACGATTCCCAGTAACCTTTGAACAGTCATATCCGACCCCTGCACAAGAGAAGAATATTCTGATGAAACTCTCCGAGGATACTGACTTTTGTTCTCGTTTGGTTGATTGGGCAGACATCATCCGTAAGACTTTCTATGATGGTGGTATCGATGAAATCATCAGCACCCGTCGTCTGGTTCACATCATCCGTGCCTATGGTATTTTTGGTAACAAGGCAAAAGCAATTGATGTTTGCACAGCACGTTTTGATGATGAGACTAAGCAGGCATTTCTTGAACTGTATGACAAGGTAGATGCTGATTTCCAAATGCCCGTTGACGAGACTACTGTCTCCTGATATAATAGATTATGACTAATTCTTGGTCCATGCTTTACGATGAAATTTTGAAAATGGATGAAAACGATTTTACTATTAGTATGATAGACAATTCTTCAGGTTCTATTGACTTGATCAATCCTAGAACACCTTGGAAGTATAACGAGGAAGAGATTCTGAAAGAACTCCTTGAGTATATTCGGGGAACTTACAATCAGCACTATTCTGCTGGTGATGACAAGATTCAAACTCTTGATCTGATTGAAGCTTGTGGTGATGGTGAAGCATTCTGCCGTAGCAACATTCTCAAATATGCCTCTCGTTATGATAAGAAAGGCACCGCACGTCGTGACATTATGAAGATTTTGCACTATGCTGTGCTTCTGATGCATTTCAACGATAAGAATGCACAACGTGAAACCTACAACCAATGAAATTGAAAGAACGTACAATGAAACTGTCTGATAATGCCCTCGCAATCCTTAAGAACTTTGCTGGAATTAACAACTCGATTCTTGTGAAGGAGGGTAACAAACTCCGCACTATTTCTGTTGCAAAGAACATTCTTGCCGAAGCAGAAATCAAAGAAGAGTTCCCCCGTGACTTTGCCATTTATGATCTGAACCAGTTTCTGAATGGTCTGAGTCTGCACCAAGATCCTGATCTTGATTTTCAGCAGGACACGTATCTGAGCATCAAAGAAGGCAAGCGTCGTGTGAAGTACTTCTTTGCCGATCCTAATGTCATCATTGCTCCTCCTGAAAAGGACATCACTCTTCCTACTCAGGATGTTTGCTTCCAGATGGATAGTGTAACTCTTGAGAAACTGGTGAAAGCAGCAGCAGTTTATCAACTTCCCGATCTCTCTGCAATTGGTGAGGCAGGTGTGATCAAACTGGTTGTTCGTGATAAGAAGAATGATACTTCTAACGAATATGCAATTGTGGTTGGTGAGACTGACAAAGAGTTTACTTTCAACTTCAAGGTAGAAAACATCAAGATTATTCCTGGTGCCTACGATGTAGTTGTGTCATCTAAACTTCTGTCCCAGTTTACCAATACTCAGCACAATCTGAAGTATTATATTGCTCTGGAACCTGACTCTACATTTGGATGAGGCATATACTTTTTACTCTAAAACAATGTCCCTTTGGACTTTTGGATGATGAGGCACATATTCGCAATGTTCTTGCCAATGCTGCACAATTGTCTGAAAGCACATTGCTGGATATTTCTTCCCACAAGTTCAGTCCTTGTGGGGTAACTGCCATAGCACTTCTTGCGGAGTCACACATTTCAATTCACACATGGCCTGAAAAACATATGGCAGTTTGTGATGTGTTTACTTGTGGGGAGCATACAAATCCTAGATCTGGTGCTACCTACATGTATGAAGCAATGGGTGCTAAAGATATTGTAAGTGAATTTTTTACTAGACCATTGAAATGAGTGATTTTATTTGGGTTGAGAAGTATCGACCAAAAACAATTGAAGAATGTATTCTTCCAGAGAGCACTAAAAAAACGTTCCAATCTTTCCTAGATAAAGGAGAGATTCCTAATATGCTTCTTGCTGGTCCTCCTGGTATCGGGAAGACTACAGTGGCAAAGGCACTCTGTAATGAACTTGGGGTAGATTGCTATGTCATCAATGGATCCGATGAAGGACGTTTTCTCGATACGGTCAGAAACAATGCGAAAAACTTTGCTTCGACCGTCTCACTTTCATCAACTGCAAAACACAAAGTCATCATCATTGATGAGGCAGATAACACGTCCAATGATGTACAACTCCTCTTACGGGCGTTTATTGAGGAGTTTGCTGGTAACTGCAGATTCATCTTCACCTGCAATTACAAAAACAAAATCCTCGAACCACTTCATTCCCGTTGCACAGTGGTTGAATTCGGAATTAGGGGAAAAGATCGACAAACCATTGCCGCCCAGTTCTTCAAACGTATCCAACAAATCTTGGATACAGAAGGTATTGAATATGATAACAAGGTCCTGGTAGAACTCATCAATAAGCACTTTCCCGATTGGAGGAGAGTTCTTAATGAGTGTCAACGATATTCTGTCAGTGGAAAGATTGACTCTGGCATTCTTGCTACGTTCTCTGATGTTGCTGTAAATGAACTTGTCAAAAATCTTAAGGATAAGAACTTTGCTGAGGTGCGAAAGTGGATCGTTAGTAATCTGGACAATGATACTACTGTACTTCTCCGTCGCATTTATGATGCTTGCTACGAAGCCTTGGTTCCTGGTTTTATTCCTGCTGCTGTCCTTATTCTCGCTAAGTATCAGTATCAGGGAGCGTTCGTAGCAGATCAAGAGATAAATATGCTTGCTTGTCTAACTGAACTAATGGTGGAGTGTGAATTCAAATGAAAGGTATGAATGGGTTAGTCGGAATCTTTGAGGGAATGACAAAAAATCAAAAAACTCAAATGGGTGTTGCAAGATCTCAAGTTTATTTTACTCAACGAGGATATATTTGTCATCCAACTCCACCTGATTGTCAATGTGATTGGGATATTATTATCTCAAAACCAAATGAAAGTCCACTAAAAGTTCAAGTAAAAACAACTGGAAATAAGGTTAAAAGTGGAAACTATGCCGTTGGTTTAAAAGATGGTGGATATATAGATGGAGCATTTGGAAAAGTTCCTAAAGACTATGATATCCTGTATGCTTTGGATGCGGATGGAAATGAGTGTATTTGGGAACAACATGAACTTACTGAAAATGTTCATTCAGTTCATATGAAAAAAGTATTAGGAAGAATTGAGGAGTGTGAATTCAAATGAATGTAAAACTGATTCGTATGTGGTCCGGTGAAGATGTTGTTGCCGACCTGATTGAAGAAAAAGAAGACTCTATCGTCTTTTGTAATCCTATTGTTGCCGTTCCTGCTGGTAATGGTCAGATGGGATTTGCTTCCTGGTCTCCTCTTCTCAAAGGAAAGGGTGAAGAACTGGAAGTAACTAAAAAGTATATTGTATACATTGCTGATACTCAAGAACAAATTGAGGAACAATATCAGGAAATGTTCTCTGTCTTGAAAACACCAAGTAAGAAGTTGGTACTATGAAAAGTAAAAGAACAAAACTACTGGCACAAATGAAATCATCTCATTATTACATTTTTTGGGGAATTGCTACTGCTGCAGTTGTCTTCGGTCAACTTTATGTTGGAACTGGGTATCGTGTATTGCATCAGGATATGCGAGAACTGCTGAATAAGGTTGATGGAGTTCTTCTTCATAGAAATGATAGGGGTCTATTATGAGTCTTCTGAAAATTGATTATAAAACTTTGATTGAACCAAGAGTGAAGACCACACCCCAGAACGTTCAAGAGGCAAATGAAGCACTGTTTCGTGCTAAAATGACACTACCTGCTGCCGCAAAGCATTGTGGTATGACCCATAAGGAAATGAAGTTGACCTTTTGGGAATTTTTGAAGTACAACAAACCTGATTATGAAATCCCTGAAATCTCTGAAAACACCTCTTCGGTATCCGGGAGGGAAGTCGAAAGCAATTAAAACTCTTTCTCAGTGGTATCCAAAAGTAATTACTGAGTATCGTGAACCATTCATTGGTGGTGGTTCTATTGCTATTGATATAACTAAGGCAAATCCAGACATTCCTGTCTGGATCAATGACCTGTATGTGCCTCTCTATAATTTCTGGGTACAACTGCGTGATCGTGGGCAGGACCTCTCTGAGAGTGTCAGAGAACAGAAAGAGAAGATGCTTGAGAGTGGCACACAAGATGAGAAGGATAAGTTTGCTAGGGATCTGTTTGATCGTTATGCCAATGAAATTGACACATATGATAATTTCCAGAAGGCAGTCGCATTCTTTATCATGAACAAGTGTAGTTATTCTGGTTTGACTGAGAACAGCACTTTCTCACGCACTGCTGCTAATGCTAATTTTTCTTTGGTTGGTGCAGATAAACTTGCTCAATTTTCTGGGGTAATCAAAAACTGGAAGATTACTAATATTGATTACTCTGAAGTAATGAATGCCGATGGACCTGAGAATACTTTTGTGTTCCTTGATCCTCCTTATGACATCAAAGACTTTCTGTATGGAAAGAATCGTGAGATGCATAAATCATTCGATCATGAGGTATTTGCTGAAAATGTATATAAGTGTCCTCATAATTTTATGATCACTTATAACGATAATGAAAGATTGAGAGAACTATACAAAAATTATTATCTCAATGAATGGAAACTCCGTTATTCAATGGTTCATCGTGGTGATAAGAATACAGATGACAATGTGAAGACTGAACTTCTGATAACAAACTACGATATTACTGGTAGTGATAATAGTGTAATCCTCAATCTTCTTCTTGATCTATGACCGAACTGAAAGACTGGCTCAACTCTATCAATCAAACTAAGAAGCATTTGATTGATGAAGATCCCTCATTGGAAAAAGAGTATCCTCCTTATATTGTTAACCGTTGTTTCTCCGGACACATCGATACTTTGATGTTTGCCAATGAGATGAATAAGTATAACTTTCTTCCAAAGAAACTGCAATATGATTTCTTTATAAATATTGTGAGGAAAAAGAAGAGGTTCTCTCCCTGGCTCCGACAAGATAAGATCAAAGATCTTGATTATGTCAAACGTTATTATGGTTATAGTAATGAAAAGGCAAAACAAGCACTACGGATCTTGACAAAAGAACAACTTACATTTATTAAATCAAAATTTGATACTGGAGGATCGAAATGAGTGTCGTTAGAGAAAGTGAAGTGAAATGGTCACCAGAACAAATGGTGGAAGTGCTTCTTGGTGAACCAGATGACTTCCTAAAAGTACGTGAAACTTTGACTCGTATCGGAGTTGCATCTAGGAAAGAGAAGAAAATCTATCAGTCCTGTCATATTCTTCACAAGCAAGGTAGATACTTCCTTGTTCATTTTAAGGAATTGTTTGCACTTGACGGTAAACATGCAAACTTGACAAAGAACGATGTTCAACGTCGGAACCGTATTGCTCAACTGCTTGCTGATTGGGGTCTTATTGGCATTGTTGATGTAGAGAAGATTCAAGATATCGCACCACTTAATCAGATCAAAGTCTTGGCATATAAGGATAAGCAAGACTGGATTCTTGAGACCAAGTACAACATCGGTTCTAAGAAGAAGAGAACCGAAGAAACTGAATGAAGTTTCAAAAGTGTGGTCAATTATATAAATTTAACTCTGACAATATAATTACCAATAAAATAGAAACGATTGAGATTGTAGAAGAAACAAAAAGTATAGTTGACTTTATCATTTCTTCTACAATTGGTATTTTTGATTGCGAACCAAATTCTGTCTATCTCAGAGGATCTTGCATTGACAGAAAAATAGAAAATAATACAACTATCGATATTGATATTGTTTTTGTTTTTGATGACGAAACTTTTTATAATAAAGTTTACAATTTAAGAGAAGAAATTTCTTTTTGTAAGTTTCCATATGTGGAAAACAAAATGTTTATTACTGATGCTCAAAAAGAAATTGAAAAAAATATTTTAGAAAAATTTAAAAAAAATGTAGAGATTGATGTTGAGTTATCATGTGAAGAATTTTTTCAAGAAGACTATCAAAAAAGATTTTTATCTAAACAAGTTTATGGCACAGGAAAAAATTTATCCCTATCAAGATTAAGCAAAGAAATTTTTTATCAATCACTAAAAAGTGACATATTACCAAACAGAAAAAAATATTGTCTAAAAAAACTTTATGAATTAAAAAACCAATTTTACCTGAAGGTAAATTTTTTTGATGGTGCGGAAATTAGAGTTCTTAAGAGTTTGATAAAATTATTTTATAGGCAATATTCTTTAGATCTGCATCTTAATGAAAATTGTTTTAGTAAAGATGTTTACTATTGCCATAACATCCTAATTAAAACTTATCCACAATTGTCGAGTTACATTGAGAAAGTTCTTGATTTATTCTTAAATGTTGATAATTATTCTCATAATGATATACGATTGATATTGACTGAGTTGGAATATGTTATCAATGAAATTGAGTATCTTTCTGATAATTATAATGAAGTAGAACTTTTCGTATAAACTAAAAAAAACTGAATAAATATAAGGAGGTATGCATACCTTCTTTTTTAATGGGTAGACTAAGTATAAAATCAAAAAGTTTTAAAGAATATTATCAAAACGAAATTGATAAGAAAAAACTTGCTGCTCAAAAATTAAAAGAAGAACAAAAAAAAGAATTTAAAAGACAACAAATAGAAGAAATAGTAAGACGTTATAAATCTGATTGGAGAAGTGAACTTGATGAGGCAATGACCACTAGTGCATTGATGTCCACAGTTCTCCCTGCAGAGGGTGAGGTTGATCTTAGCACTGCAGTTCCAACTTTTACTTTTTCGGGTCCTGGTCATGGTGGTGGATTTAATTCGGATCATAAATCGTTTATAAGTCAACATAGTCAATACGATACTGTAGTTGTAAGAGTTACTTCTAGTAGCTCTGATTGGTCACTGCATCCTGATGGACCATCTCTGACTGATGATGAGGCTTTTAGCACCATCGGATCAGGTGGAGTGGGTAGTAAGATAGTTGTGATACCCTTAGATAGAAGATACACAGGATTTTTTTATACCGCAAGAGATGATGGTAGTATTACGTTTAGAACCACATTTCAACGAAGATCTCCATTGAATGTGTTTGTTGCTCTTGATGATCCAGAGGCAAGTGCTTTTATTCGGGATGGTTCTACAGATAACTTATCCAGAGCAGAAAAGAAAAAGAAACTTGAAGACCATCTAAAATCAGGTCAAGAATATTTGGATAAAATGTTTGGTGAGGGTATGCCAAAAGGTGCTACTGAGATTTCAGACTATGAACCACAGCAGAGTTTTTCTCATATTGCACAAGCATTACCATATACTGATGAGGATGATGCATTTGATAATGATTACTATAAAGGTCCACCACCAGACATAGATGACGACTCTGACTTTGATCCTGATAGTTTTGAATATGCATCTGCCGATTTTCCGAAAGGAGATCCTTCTAAGGCTCCACTGCCGATACGGAATCCTATGAGTCCTGGGATGCCAGGAAGACCAGGAAGTGGTGGTCGTCCATTCACTGGAGGACCAGGGAGAGGTTCTTACCCGATGGCAAAGGCAAAAAGAAAAATGCAGATTGCTCACCATGAACCACAGGGAGAATTTCTTGAAGAGAAAAAGAGACTCAAGTCTCCAAAGAATGTTGTTGATAAAATTCCTGGTTATTATGATGGTAAACCGGCACCACTTGGTTTCCCAATAGAAGAACCACCTAAGATGAAGAATGGATATCATCCCGATTTGGTGGATGGTAAGAAGGTGGCAAATAGATATAACCGATTAGATCCGATTAGTGCTAAGGCAATGCCACCAACCGGTAATCCACATATTGATAGAAAGGTCAGAGCAGCAGCAAAAAAATCGAAGTAGTGTATTCCGAACTCTTAATTTTTAAAAGTGTGCTATAAATATATGTGGATGCCTTCGGGGTCCACACAATCAAATCTCGCTTTACAAGGAGAAGTACAATGACTGACTTAATGAAGTATAACGCCGCTAATTTGAATCAGCTGTTAGATCGTATAAATAGAAACAGCATTGGTATGGAAGAATACTTTGATCGTCTGTTTAATCTGCACGAAACGACGACAAACTATCCTCCGTACAATCTAGTCACGGTTAGTAACGTAGAATCGAGACTAGAACTAGCATTAGCAGGTTTCAAAAAGAAAGAAGTTTATGTCTACACACAAGACGGTAAACTCTTTGTCGAGGGACAAAAGGAAGACAAAGAGACAGGAACAGAATATGTCCACCGAGGAGTGGCTCAGAGATCTTTCACCAGATCTTGGACCCTCTCAGATGAAACGGAAGTTAGATCAGTTGTATTTGAGGATGGGTTACTGAGTATTACACTTGGTAAAGTCGTCCCAGATCATCACCAAAGGAAGGATTATTTGTAAATTCTGACGAATTTCTGCTGCCATTTATACAGAAATGTATCGTAGTGATACAATATAATATAGATAGTTATGTACTAAGGAGGACGACTTATGAACTTCACAGCCGCCACTCTTACAATTGGGACCGTAATGACTCTTTTTTTCAACGGTCTCCTTGGGAGCGCATTTCCCTAATGGACCCCCTACAGCAGAAATCTTTCTAACAACTCCATAAATAAAACTGAATATCGTCGCCGCAGGGGATCGACTGGCAAAATCCAGTTGACTTCCCCTTTTTTTATTGGTATAATAGTCCGAGAAGTAAACTAAAAATGTCGATTAAGATTGCACTATTGAAATCTGGTGAGTCAGTTATTGCTGATATTAAGGAACTTGTACAGGAAGATCAACTTCGTGGATATCTTTTCAAGCAACCTTTTGCTGTAAATATGTCACCTTCATATGGATTTCTTACAGAAGATGAATCTGGTGAGGATGATGATAACATGAGTGTATCATTTAGTCCCTGGATTCCTTTTACCACTGATGAAGAAATTCCTGTGCGATATGATTGGTTGGTGACAGTCGTAAGTCCGGCAAAAGAAATTCAAGAACTTTATGAGGAGATGATCAATGGACAAAGTGATCAAAGTAATTCTACTGACGAACAGTGAGAGGTTGATTAGTGAGATTGTAGAAATTGGTGCCGACATTGGTGAACCAGACTGCAAACTTATTAATCCTATGGAAATCTGGGAGGGGAATAATCTTTGCTCTTGGATGATGGATCATACTAATCAAACAGAGTTTATGATTAGTTCCGATAAAATTATTACTATTGCTGATCCGAATTCGGATCTTCTTGAAAAATACTTGGAAAAAATCAACTGATGCGATTCTATACAAACGTTCAAATGGTCGGGGATCACTTCTTGGTCCGTGGGTATGAAAATGGTCGTCATTTTGCAACCCGTGAGAAGTTTTACCCGACTCTTTTCGTGCCTTCAAACAAAAAGTCAAAGTATAAAACTCTTGAAGGTGAATACGTTGAATCAGTAGAACCTGGCACCGTTCGTGATTGTAGGGATTTTATCAAGAAGTACGAGGGTGTAGAGAACTTCAAGATCTACGGCAATGACCGATACATCTATCAGTATATTTCTGAGATGTATCCTGAAGAAGAGATCAAGTTTGATACCAGTAAGATTAAGATTGCCACAATTGATATTGAGGTTGCATCGGAGAATGGATTCCCTGATGTAGAATCTGCTGCCGAAGAAGTCCTTTTGATTACGGTGCAGGACTATGCAACCAAACAGATCAGAACTTGGGGTCTGGGACCTTTTGATAATAAACAAAAGAATGTCATCTACAAAGGATTCAGAACTGAGTATGAACTTCTGAATGACTTTATCAACTGGTGGATGATTGAAGAGAATACTCCAGAAGTTATCACTGGTTGGAACAGTGAACTATACGATATTCCATATTTGGTTCGTCGTATTGATCGTATTCTCGGTGAAAAGTTGATGAAACGTATGTCGCCATGGGGTTTGGTGACAGAAAGAGAGGCAATCATTATGGGAAGAAAACACATTTCTTATGATATTGGAGGTGTCACGCAACTAGATTACCTAAATCTTTATAAGAAGTTCACTTATAAAGCGCAAGAATCCTATCGTTTGGATTACATTGCGAGTGTGGAACTTGGGCAAAAGAAACTCGATCACTCTGAGTTTGATACGTTCAAAGATTTCTATACTAACGGGTGGCAGAAGTTTGTAGAATATAACATTATTGACGTGGAACTTGTTGACCGTATGGAAGACAAGATGAAACTGATTGAACTTGCAATTACTATGGCATATGATGCCAAAGTAAACTATAATGATGTGTTCTTTCAGGTTCGTATGTGGGATGCGATCATTTATAATTATCTCAAAAAAAGAGATATTGTGATTCCGCCCAAGGAACGTTCTGACAAAGATTCAAAGTATGCAGGTGCTTATGTCAAGGAACCGATTCCGGGAAAGTATGATTGGGTGGTCAGTTTTGACCTTAATAGTCTGTATCCTCATCTTATTATGCAATATAATATTTCCCCGGAGACACTTCAGGATACCAGACACCCAACTGCCACAGTTGATAAGATACTTAATGAAGAACTAACCTTTGAGATGTATAAGGACAATGCGGTATGTGCCAATGGTGCCATGTACCGGAAGGATGTCCGTGGGTTCTTGCCAGAACTGATGGAAAAGATCTACAAGGATCGAACCATCTACAAAAAGAAGATGCTTGCTGCGAAACAAGACTATGAAAAGACTCCAACTAAGGCACTGGAGAAAGAGATTGCACGATGCAACAATATTCAGATGGCTCGCAAGATTCAACTCAACTCTGCATATGGTGCTATTGGTAATCAATATTTCCGTTACTACAAACTGGCCAATGCGGAAGCGATTACGCTTTCTGGTCAAGTCTCTATCCGTTGGATTGAGAATAAGATGAATGGATTTCTAAATAAGATTTTGCAAACGGATGGTGAGGATTATGTCATCGCATCTGACACTGATTCAATCTATCTTAATATGGGACCTCTTGTTGATAAATTTCTTAGTAATAAGTCTGGCGATAAAACAGCAGTTGTTGCGTTACTTGATAAGATCTGTCAGGACAAGTTGGAACCATTCATCGAACAGTCTTATACGGAACTTGCGAATTACGTTCAGGCATATGAACAAAAAATGATTATGAAACGTGAGAACATCGCAGAACGTGGTATCTGGACTGCAAAGAAACGATATATTCTCAACGTATGGAACAGTGAAGGAGTTCAGTACAATGAACCCAAACTAAAGATGATGGGTATTGAGGCAGTCAAATCATCTACCCCGGCACCTTGTCGTCAGATGATTAAGGATGGTCTCAAACTGATGATGAATGGAACGGAAGAAGATGTGATTAACTTCATTGATGAATCCCGTAAGAAGTTCAAGCAACTTCCACCGGAGGAGATTGCCTTTCCCCGATCTGTGTCTGATGTTGTGAAATATAGGTCACCATCGGATATCTATGTGAAGGGAACTCCTATTCATTGCCGTGGTGCACTTCTCTTCAATCACTATATTAAGGAGAATAAACTAACCAATAAATACTCACTTATCAATAATGGTGAGAAAATCAAGTTCATTTATCTGAAGAAACCTAATACCATTCAAGAGAATGTGATCTCTTTTATTCAGGATTTTCCAACAGAACTGAATCTTGACAAATACATCGACTATGACCTACAATTTGAAAAGAGTTTTGTAGAACCACTCAAAGCAATCCTTGATGCCATTGGGTGGAATGTTGAGAAAACTGTAAACCTTGAACTATTTTTCGCATAATGGATTTTCTAAAAGATATTGTAAAAGAGATCGGAGATGACTACACAAAACTCGCAGCAGACATCGACGAAACTGAAACTTTTGTTGACACAGGTTCGTACATTTTTAACGGACTTGTTTCAGGGTCTATATTTGGTGGTGTATCTGGGAATAAGATTACTGCCATTGCTGGCGAGTCTAGTACTGGAAAAACTTTTTTCAGCCTTGCGGTCGTCAAGAATTTTCTTGATAGTAACCCTGATGGGTATTGTTTATATTTTGACACTGAAGCCGCTGTTAACAAGTCTCTACTCGCAAGTCGTGGGATCGATCTTGAACGCACAGTTGTTGTCAATGTAGTTACTGTAGAGGAGTTTCGTAGTAAGGCACTTAAGGCAGTTGATATTTACCTCAAAAAACCTGAAGATGAACGCAAACCATGTATGTTTGTGCTAGACTCTCTGGGGATGCTTTCAACTGAGAAAGAGATTACTGATGCACTCAACGACAAACAAGTTCGGGACATGACAAAATCCCAACTTATCAAAGGTGCTTTCAGGATGCTTACTCTCAAGTTAGGTCAAGCAAACATTCCAATGATCGTTACGAATCATACCTACGATGTCATCGGTGCTTATGTTCCTACCAAAGAAATGGGTGGAGGAAGTGGTCTCAAGTATGCCGCATCAACAATTATTCATCTTAGCAAAAAGAAAGAAAAGGATGGAACTGATATTGTCGGAAATCTTATCAAGGCAAAGACTGCTAAGTCACGTTTAAGTAGGGAGAACAAAGATGTTACGGTGCGTTTGTATTACGATGAGCGTGGTCTTGATCGATATTATGGTCTTCTTGAATTGGGAGAGGCTGCTGGGATGTGGAAAAACGTTGCAGGTCGTTATGAAATGAATGGTAAAAAGGTCTATGCCAAACAGATTCTGAAAGAACCTGAAACCTATTTCACTGAAGAAGTAATGCAGCAACTTGATGCTGCCGCGAAACAAATTTTCTCCTATGGAACGAATTGAGACTACGATTCTCAAAAATTTAATATACAATGAGGAATATTCCCGCAAAGTTATTCCATTTATTGAACCAACATATTTTGAACAAAGGAGTGAAAAAGTAATCTTTGAAGAGATTACTCAATTTATTGTCAAATACGGATCTGCGATCACAACTGAAGCACTAAATATTGAGGTTGAGAACAGAACTGATCTAAACGAGAGTGAAATCAAAGAGACGAGAGACATTTGTAACTCATTCACAGACTCTCCGGTAGATCATCAATGGTTGCTAGACACCACTGAGAAGTGGTGTCGTGACCGTGCCATTTATTTGGCACTAATGGAAGCAATTGGCATTGCCGATGGACAAGACGAAAAGAAGAATCGTGATGCGATTCCTTCTATTCTTTCGGATGCTCTGGCAGTATCCTTTGACAATAATATTGGACACGATTACTTACTAAACTACGAAGAACGATATGACTTCTATCACAAGAAGGAAGACAAGATCCCGTTTGATCTCGAATACTTTAACAAAATCACGAAAGGTGGTTTACCTAACAAGACTCTTAACATCGCGCTTGCTGGTACGGGTGTCGGCAAGTCTCTATTCATGTGCCATGTCGCTAGCTCCGTGCTGCTCCAAGGACGGAACGTTCTCTATATTACAATGGAGATGGCAGAAGAGAAGATTGCTGAACGAATTGACGCAAACCTCCTGAATGTTCCTATTCAGGACTTGACAGAACTGCCTAAGTCTATGTTTGAAAACAAAGTGACTAAGTTGGCGGCAAAAACACAAGGTTCTCTTATAATTAAAGAGTATCCTACTGCGAGTGCACATAGTGGACACTTTAAGGCACTTCTTAATGAACTTGCACTTAAGAAGTCATTTAGACCTGATATTATTTTCATTGATTACCTTAATATATGTGCTTCCAGCAGGTATAAGTCAGGCATGTCTGTCAATTCATATAGCTATATTAAGGCTATTGCAGAAGAGCTTAGAGGGTTGGCTGTCGAAGCCGAGGTCCCTATCGTATCTGCCACCCAGACCACTCGTTCTGGTTATGGTAGCTCTGACGTTGACCTTACTGACACTAGTGAGTCCTTTGGTCTCCCTGCTACTGCTGATCTTATGTTTGCCCTTATTAGCACTGAGGAACTTGAACAACTTGGTCAGATAATGGTGAAGCAGTTGAAGAATCGATATAATGATCCGACAATGAATAAAAGATTTATTGTTGGTATTGATCGTGCCAAGATGCGTTTATATGATTGTGAACAGTCCGCACAAAATGATATCCTTGACTCTGGGCAAGAAGAGGAGTATAATTACGAAGAGAAACCCAAAAAATCTTTTGAAGGGTTTAAATTCTAATGAACGGTTACTTTTCTGTATTTGATCCCACTGGTAAGAAGATTGCCGATTGTGGTTCTCTTCGTGATGCTATCAATCTTGTCGGTATGAGAAATGCCAGATGGGACGGACATTACTATCAATTCAAACCAGTTTATAATACTATTGATGTCAACACTAAAAAATATTTTTCATCGGATGATATTGTCGTAAACATGGACGGTGGTGTTGGTGGATCTTGGACCGTTGAAAGTCCTAAACCTGTACTAAATGAAAATCAACAACAATCTTTAGAACTATGAGTAAAATTGATTTTGAACGTTATGAAAAGTTTGTAGATGCCGTCACTTCTGATGCTTCTACTGACTTTGTAGCACTTTCTGATCGTCTTGTTGAACTGGATGAGAAGGGTGCAAACATTGAACGTCTTCTTACTGCCGGTGTTGGACTTAATGCTGAAGGTGGAGAGTTCCTTGAAATTGTGAAGAAGATGATCTTCCAAGGTAAACCCTTCAATGAAGATAATCGTGAGCATATGATTATTGAACTTGGTGATTTGATGTGGTATGCTGCTCAGGCATGTATGGCACTTGAAGTTTCTTTCGATGAAGTGATTGCACGTAATGTAAAGAAACTTGAGAAACGTTATCCTGGTGGATCTTTTGATGTATACTATTCTGAGAATCGTGCGGAGGGAGACCTGTGAGTGAAGAAAAAAAAGTAACAGTAGAAATGTCTGTATATCAGGCAGCAGCAGTTCGTCAAGCACTGTTCATGGACACGAAAGATTATACATATGATACTAAGTCTGTGCCAGAACGTGTTGCTCAAATTCGTGAAGCAATCGTTAGTATTGATGATCAACTTGAAGAAATTCTTAAAGAGGACTGAGGTCCTCCTCTCGGGGTTATAGCTCAATTGGTAGAGCACCTGCTTTGCAAGCAGGGGGTTAGGGGTTCGAGTCCCCTTAACTCCATCTAAATACTTCAAAAAGTATTATGGCATCGATTGCTGAAACTTTATTAGCTCTCAATGAAATTCTTCAGGACTATGATACTGAAGTAAAAAGTGCTGGACCTTTGGTTACAACTTTATTCGTTTTTTCAAAAGAGAGATCTGAAGCTAGAGAAAAAGTAAAAGCAGCATTTAAAAAAAGAAATATAGATGCACAACAAGTAAAAGTTCCAAAATCTACATTTGAAGGACTTAGAGTATCTGAAAGTGCTAGATCATATTTGAATATTGTATTCAAACCCAAGAAGGGTGGTGGATCTGGTGCTGGTGCAGCACTGACTAAAATGGCAGAGTCTGCTCAAGCAGTTCAATCTAGAAAGGAAAGGGAGAAAGAAAACCCACAACAACCTGAAGCACCTAAACCAGAACCACAGAGAACTGAACCAGTAGATACTAAACCAACATCACAACCACAAGTAAAGCAGGAACCAGCACCAGTACCAAAACCAGAGGAAAAGAAAAAGAAAAAACCGCAGAGTGAATTGCAAAAAAGAATGTATGCTGCTGGAGAAAAATTAGGATTGTCCGATGAATAAAAAACAAGTTGATAATAGGGGTTACGAGTTCGAATCTCGTTAACTCCATAAATAAAAATAAAAATGAACTTTGGGGAAGAGGTTTATAGCATTGTAACTTCATTTAGAGATTTTGATGTTACAGTTAAATCTGCATCTTCTAAAAGCACCACTCTTATTGTGAAGGGTCCCGATCGGGCATCGATGCAAAAGAAGGTTGAAGATGCATTTAGAAAATCTAGAATACCTAATAATAAAATCACGAGGCAAAAAGTAGGAGCATCCTCTTTTCCTGCTACGGTTGTAAATTTGACCAATGATAAAATGGTCATTCTTTATAAACCAGTCAGAAAAGGTGCGGACAGAGGAGCACTACAAACTAGAAATGTTGAGTCTGCACAATGTTTATACGCGGCATTAGCTTTCCGTTCTCTGGGTAGAAAAATAAAAGTAGAGGATGTATCAACATCAAATTTTGAAAGATGTAAAAACTTTATTGATGTTGATGCCAAGTTTGAAGATATGTTGAACATCTCTGAGGATTGGATCAACTCCTCAATTCAAGGTGCAAATGAGTTATACTCTCAAGTTGATAAAAATATAAATTGGACATTTCATAGGGGTAGTAAAAAAGTTGCTATTATTGAATCTAAGTTGAAAGAGTTGAATAGAAAAGAAAAACTATTCAGTAATATCAATAAGTGGAGTCCTGCCGATTTTTACCTCGTATCTAATACGATGTCTGAAGCAGATTGGAAAATGTTGAAAGAAGCATCAACAATAAAAGGATTGAATCAGTTGATGGTAAATCTTATTAATGATAAAAAATTAATAGGAGTTTCTCTTAAAAAAATATCAAAAACTGCTAAACCATTCAAGTATTATAATCTCACTAAAGATAGGAATGCCGGTGATATTCAATATGTAAAAACCATTGTATTCAAAAAGGCAGATAATCCATTGAGTGCTATGGATACTTTTACTATCTGGAAGCCTGGTGGTAAGTTTGAAATTCAATGGAGATCTGATTCTGGTGGACCATCAGGATGGAAAGGTGAGATTCAGGGAAGTTCTGCCAATCAGGGAAAAATTTCTTTTGGACCTCTAAACAAAATGTTGAAATCTATGGGTCTTCCAGAAATACCTAATTATACAAATAGTCCAAAATTGAATGATGAAAAACTCATTCGGGAAATATACAATGATATTCAGAGTATTCAAAAAATGAATATGACTGAAGATGAGTTTCTTGCTCAAGTAAAACTTAAGGATGATAAGTGGAAGTATGCTAAATTTACTGGAGTTAAATTTGCGAAGATACTTGAATCTCAACCAAAGAAGGTTCAAGATAAAATAGTTCAAGAAATGTATTTTTATGCCAACTCACAATCACCAGACTCCGGACCTTATGGTAAAATAGAGTGATGAACCCACAAATTGACGAACTATTACAGTCCTTTGAGACCGACTCAAAGACACCGAAAAGGAAGTATAATGATTTCCTGGCACACGTTTACACCACCTTTGACAAGCACATCTCATTATGCAAGTCAGATAAGATGATGAATAAATATAAGAAAATGAGGAATAGTGTCCTTAGTTACATCGTTGCAAACGAAAAATCTATAATTAAAAAACTGAGTAAGTAATGAAGAGCTTCTTCCAATTTTTATCCGAGTCCACCGCAGTTCAGCAGGCAGCACGTCTGGGACTGAAGAGTGATGGTCATGGTGGATGGTATGATAAAAATGGTGAGTTTGTTGCAAAGACTGAGAAAGGTAGATTAAAGTTTTATAATAAGCGTCAAAGAATTGGCAGACAGGATCCTCCACAATCCGATAAAGAAAAGAATCTTTCTGCAACTTCATACGAAAAGCAAACATCACAAGAACCTGCACCAGAACAACCCGCAGCACAACAGCAACAGACACCTGCTCAACAGGGACCACCCCCAGTAGAAAAAACTAAGGGAACACTTACTATTGCATTTGGTCGATTTAATCCACCAACAACTGGACACGAAAAACTTTTGGATACGGTAGCATCAAATTCTGATGATGGTGACTATATTATTATCCCATCACGCAGTCAGGATAAGAAGAAGAATCCATTGGATCCTGATACAAAAGTATCGGTCATGCGTCAGATGTTCCCTCAGCACGGGGAGAGAATTGTTAATGATCCTCAGAACAGAACTATTTTTGATGTTCTAAAGAAGGCGCATATGGATGGATATGCAGGTGTTCGTATCGTCGGTGGTGGTGATCGTGTAGCAGAATTTGAGAAACTTTCTAATAACTATAATGGAAAACTTTATCAATTTGATAACTTGGAAGTCCTTTCTGCGGGTGATAGGGATCCTGATGGTGATGACGTTTCTGGCATGTCTGCATCCAAGCAAAGAAAGGCAGCAGTAGAAGGAGACTTTGCATCATTCCGCAAAGGTGTTCCATCAACTCTGAATAATAAGCAGGCAAGAGAACTTTATAATAATCTTCGTGCCGCAATGCAAATTAAAGAGGGTTGGAATATGTGGGAGATTGCTCCCAAGTTTGATTGGAAAGGACTTCGTGAAAACTTTATTAGTGATAAAATTTTTAGAGTCGGTGAACTTGTAGAAAATATTAATACCGGTCTTGTAGGAAAGATTATTCGTCGTGGAACTAATCATTTGATTTGTGTTACGGAAGATAAGATAATGTTCAAGTCCTGGATTAAGGATGTATCAGAGGCAGTTACTAATAGTGATTCACCATCAGGTGTTCCTGCAGACCAGAGATTAGTTGGTACTGATGCACATCGTAAATACGTTGAAAAATTAGTTCCTGGAAGTGAGCAGGGAAGGCAGTTTATAAATAAATATAGAAAAAAGTAAGAATTACTAGATCTTCCAATGGATAAAAATATTTTTGAAGAAGGTCCTCGCAGAGGTCATGCCGCCGGAGATACGAGTATTGAGCAGCAAGCATCACAACTTGCTTCTGATATTAGGTATAAAGCAAGACAAAAAATGAAGGGAACTTCGGGATCTAACATGAGTCCTGGACAAGTTCAGCAACTTTATAGATCTTTGCTTGGATCTTCAACAGCACCAGGTGCCGTCAAGGCAATTGTAAAGAAGAAATTATTCAAGGAGCAAGTAGATACTGGTGTTATTCCTGTATCTGAACATCTTCAAGGTTCTTCGTCTGACGTTCTTACTAGAGTTTTTTCGGAAGCAGAAGATAGAAAGTTTGTTATCAAGGTAGTAGATAAGGCAACTGGTAATACTTCTTATAGAAAAGCAGATCGTGCTAAGATTGCCGAACTGAGAGCAAACAAAAATATTTCTTCCGTTGAGATCACTGGTCGTAAAGAACCAGATGCTGCCTATAAGGGTGATCCAAAATCAAACTATGGTGGCAAAAAAGCAAAGAAAGATTATGATGGTGACGGAAAAATTGAATCCGGAACTGCAGAGTACATGGGTTCAAGAGACAAAGCCATCAAAAAAGCAATGGCAAAGGAAGAGTTTATTGCTGATGCAAAAGAAGAGGATAAGGAAGATAAGAAACTTGATGTGATGAAGGGTAAGAATGAGGTTAAAATCAATCCTTCCCTTGGAGAATCAATCAAAGCAGAACTTGATGCTCTGAAAGCAAAAAAAGTTGAAGAAGCAATGGCTGCAGCAAAAGCAGCAGGTCCTTCTCCTGAAGAAAAACAGCAACTTATGAATAAGGATAAGATGTTGAAGAAAAAAATTATGATGCAGAAGCAGATAATGCAGATGCAAAAGCAAGGAAGACTTCCTCTGAATTATAGTGAAGAGTGTGAAAAGTGTGGTGGAGATCATGATACCAAAGATCATGATGGTAAGAAAGCAGAAAAGGATGGTACTTTTGATGCATTGAGAACAATGAAACCCGATGCTGAAAAAGATGATCCAAGATCAATGCCAACCAAAATCAATCTTGCTAAGAACAAGTTGAGAGCAATGGGTCTCAAGATGTCTTATGATATGGAAGGTGAAATGACTGAAGAATTATCTATTGATCAGCAGATGAAAATCTCTCAGGATTATAATAGAATGACTCCTGAGCAGAAGAAAGCAGCAGTTAAGAAAGCATTATCTGGTATTAAAAAAGGTACTCCTAAAAAGGACACCAGAACTGATGCTCAGAAAATGACTGATGCAACTGGTCCTCGTCCTGGTTCTCGTTACAGAGGTGACTGATGCCTGCCGTATCTAAAGCACAGCAACGGTTTATGGGTATGGTCCATGCCGTGAAGAAGGGAGATATGGCAGCACCTTCTCCCGAAGTTGCTCAAGCAGCAGCATCAATGAAGAAGAAAGATGCGAAAGATTTTGCATCAACAAAGCACAAAGGTCTTCCTGAAAAGAAAGTTGCAAAGGAAGAAACTAAGTATGACAGATATGACAGAGAGAAAAAAGAATTTGCCAAGTCAGATAAAAGAATGAAGTTTGGTAAATTTTATGCTCAAGCAAAAGATGCAAGAGATCGTCTTCGTCCTGGTGAAGTTAGAAGATATGATAAAGAAAAAGGAAGATATGTATCAAATAAAGGATGAATGTCTATATAGAATAGACTTATAGTATAGATCATGTTAGCATTTTTACTTCCACTCGCATCAAAGGTAATCAGAGATGCCGTCGCAAAGATTCCTGAAAATGAGGAACTCGGTGAGAAACTCATTGAGATCTGTCTTGTTATTCTTTCTAAAGCGGTTAAGTTAACCAAGACCGATATGGACGATCAACTTCTTGAGGTTGTTGCCAAGGCAATCAAGAACAGAGAAGCTGAATAATATATAAATATCTGTATAAGAAATTTTTATAAAGGTAAGGGAACATGGCTCTTTGGGGCAATAAAGACTTAGTAACTGCTACTGGAACTATTTCAATTGATGTTAGTGCGTTGACTGTAACTGGTAATTCAACTCAATTTTCTACACATGGTGTAAGTGAAGGTGATGTTATCACCGTTGGTGCAGGTGCTACTTATGGTTATGCAATTGTCGAATCTGTTGCAAGTAATACATCTTTGACAATTAGTGATGTTGAATCGCTTGTATCTCCACATAACAGTGAAACTGGAACTGACGTTCCTGCTGGTGCAACATTTGAAATTTCGACAGAACCACTTTATACTGTAAAGGATTCTACTTATAGAGCACCTGCAGCAAAGACTACTGGATTTTCAACTAGTCCTGTGACTACCAGTGTGTATGGTATTGATGAAAATGAAGTTAGTACTGCATCTACAACTGCATATGCTGTAGGTCACTCTGGATGGGTTGGTATTACTACTTATACTGATACTCACGGAAATCTGAGAGTTAAGCATGAAGTTCTTGTTGCTGGAGGAATTTTAACTACTGCAGATAGTGTTGAGGAAAATTTGATTTGATGTAACAGAATATGAGATTTGATGAGTTGAATGATAGTAACTATTTACTCTTTGCTATAAAATTTTACGATAATCCTCAGGCAGTAACCAAGGATGATTTTGAAGACGATTTGAAACGTATCAAATACATCAAGAGGTTGCTAAAAAGATACAAAAATAGTGGGGAACTCAAAACTCATCTCATATTAAATCATTTAACTGTCTTATTTAATGTTTTTAATGATGCAGCAGTTCCCTTACTGTTCTATAATTTGGAACGTGATCTTTGGCCTTATATAAAGAGTTTTCTGTTATTTTTGAATAGGATACCAGAGTATCCAAGAACAATAATCAATGATATTAAAGAGGACAGTTATTGTTTATCAGAGTTGCATTCAATCTAATGGACGATAAAAGATTAGAAAATATAATAAATATGGTTCGTTCTCTTAGTTTTAAAGAAGATGCACCAACAATGAGTAGTGCCGCTGGAGGAATCGCAGGAATTAGACCTGGAGAAGATCCTCCTGTAAACTTAAAAAAGAAAAGACCACCAATCATTGCCAGAGGATTGATGCCTGGTGCAAGAAAGAGATGGAGTGGTAAAGGATAATGTTCTCAGATCCAAAGGTGGCAGTCCTTGAATCTAAACTCGATATGTATGAGGATCTCTCTAGGGAGATGCTCGCAAAGTTAGAGTCTGCTGTAGAGAAGATATCAGAAGGTAATAATCGTATTGCTCAAATTCTTACGAAGCACGATGAAAGAATTGAGCAGAGTATGAAGACAGATACTCTAATCATTAAAATGATTGATGAGTTGAAAGAATCGGAAGAAAAGAATAATAAAATCATCCACGAAAGAATTGATAGAATACAAGTAGAAATTAAAGCATTCTCCAAGTTCAGATGGCAGGTGGGAGGAGTTCTGATCGTTGGAGCACTGATCTTAGGTGTCGGTAGTAGAATCGCACCTTTCTTGTTGACTCCTGAATCACAGCAAGTTATAATAGAGAGACAGTAAAAATCTCTTGTAATGGATCTGGTTGACTCCAAATATATTGGTCTAGTATCTTCTCGTCTCCAGAAATTCAAGAGAGTAAAAGATAATCTTTATAACTTCCGGTGCCCTATCTGTGGGGACTCGCAGAAGAATAAAAACAAGACACGGGGATACATCTACCAGGTCAAGAATAACACTAACTTCAAGTGCCATAACTGTGGTGCTAGCATGTCTTTCAATAACTTTGTGAAGCATGTAGATCCAACACTTCACAAACAGTATACCCTTGAAAAGTTTAAGGAGGGACATACTGGTAGAAACTTTGTGGTCGAAGCACCTAAACTGGAATTTACCAAACCAGTTTTCAAAAAATCAATTAATCTTCCAAAGGCATCAAGTGATCCTGTGGCAAAAGAATATCTGGTAAATCGAAAGATTGATCCTGATAAGTTTTATTTTGCTGACAAGTTCATGGAGTGGACGAATACGCAAAAAAGAACATTCGACACCATCACTAGGGACGAGAGTCGCATCGTGATACCAATGTATGATGGTGACAAGAATTTGATTGGTTTTCAGGGTAGAGCACTGGGAAAATCATTCACTAAATATATCACCGTGATGTTAGACGAGGAGGCACCAAAAGTTTATGGACTCGACTCAATTGACAAAACCTCTCCCGTCTACATTACAGAAGGTCCTTTTGACTCAACGTTCATTCGCAACTCGATTGCTATGTGTGGAGCTGATGCTGATATCAGTAGTTGGGGGATTAGCAATCCTGTGTGGGTCTATGATAACGAACCACGCAACAGAGAAATTGTCGAACGAATCCGAAAGACAATTGACACTGGTGACTCCATAGTTATTTGGCCAACTAATATCGAACAGAAGGACATCAATGATATGGTTCTTGCTGGACATGATGTTATGTCTATGTTAGAATTGAATACCTATTCAGGACTACAAGCAAAGATTAAATTTAACAACTGGAAAAAAATATGAGCAACGGTACGAAGGTCGTAAAGAGAAACGGAAAAACAGAACCTCTTGATTTGAATAAACTTCATGTCATGGTTGAGGAAGCATGTAAAGACCTGGCAGGTGTTTCTGCAAGTCAAGTAGAGATCCAGTCTGGTATTCAGTTTTATGATGGTATTACTACTGCAGAGATTCAGGAGATCCTGATTCGTTCTGCAAGTGATTTGATTGATCTAGACCACCCCAACTATCAGTTTGTTGCAGCAAGGTTGCTTTTGTTTGCCACTCGTAAGCAACTGTATGGTCGTATGCATGAAACTCCAACAGTAAGAAAGCATGTTGAGCAATGTGTTGAACGTGGAGTCTATGATTCTGAGATCTTAGATCTGTATACAGAAGAAGAGTTTGACAAACTCCAAGCAATGATTGATCATCATCGTGATTATCTGTTCACATATGCTGGATTACGGCAGGTTGTGGATAAATATCTAGTACAGGATAGAAGTAGTGGGACTCTTTACGAAACCCCACAGTTCATGTATCTTTTGATTGCTGCAACTATCTTTTCAAAATACCCTAAAGAGACACGTCTCGATTACGTAAAGAAGTACTATGACGCAATCTCCAGGCACAAAATCAACATTCCCACACCTATCATGGCAGGAGTGCGAACTCCATTGCGACAATATGCTAGCTGTGTTCTTGTTGATGTTGATGACACCCTCGATAGTATCTTTAGCTCTGATATGGCAATTGGCAAATACGTTGCACAAAGGGCGGGAATCGGTATCAACGCAGGTAGAATCCGTGGCATCAACAGTAAGATCAGAGACGGAGAAGTGCAGCACACAGGTGTTGTCCCATTTCTCAAAAAGTTTGAGGCAACTGTCCGATGCTGCACTCAAAATGGCATCAGAGGTGGATCAGCAACTGTCCACTTTCCAATCTGGCACCAAGAAATCGAAGATATCTTAGTTCTTAAGAATAACAAAGGAACAGAAGACAATCGCGTAAGAAAACTTGACTACTCTATTCAAATCTCGAAAATCTTTTACGAAAGATTTATCAAAAACGAAGATATCAGTCTATTCTCACCTCACGATGTCCCAGGTTTGTACGATGCTTTTGGGACTGATGATTTTGATAACCTCTATCTGGGTTATGAACAAGATGGATCAATTCCACGCAAGACTATCGGAGGTCAAGAGTTATTTTTCGACCTCTTGAAAGAGAGGGCAGAAACTGGTAGAATCTACATCATGAACATCGACCATTGTAATTCTCACTCGTCCTTTATGGACAAGGTTGAGATGAGCAATCTGTGTCAAGAGATCACTCTCCCTACCAAACCACTCCAACACATAGACGATCCAGATGGTGAAATTGCTCTTTGCATTCTTAGCGCTATTAATGTTGGTAAAATTAGGGATCTTGAGGATCTTGATGTTCTTTGTGATCTTGCTGTTAGGAGTCTTGATGAACTCATTGATTTTCAGGGATATCCTGTCAGAGCAGCAGAGATTGCAACGAGAGCACGTCGTTCGTTAGGTATTGGGTTCATTGGACTCGCACATTATATTGCCAAGAATGGCACTGTCTATGACGATCCTGAGACCTGGAAACTGGTTCATGATCTAACTGAAGCATTCCAGTATTATCTGATTCGTGCTACAGTAGAACTTGCCAAAGAAAAAGGTGCCTGCGAGTATAGCAGCCGAACAAAATATGGCAATGGAATTCTTCCAATTGATACATACAAAAAGGACGTAGACGAGATTGTTCCGAATGAGCTTCACTATGATTGGGAGGGTCTTAGGTCCGACATTCTTGAATATGGAGTACGGAACTCAACACTGTCCGCACAAATGCCTTCAGAGAGCAGTTCCGTTGTGTCAAATGCAACCAACGGAATCGAACCACCTAGAGGATACTTGTCCATTAAGAAAAGCAAAAAAGGACCACTCAAGCAGATTGTTCCTCAATATGCTACTCTCAAGAATCATTACGATCTTCTCTGGGAGATGAATTCTAATCGTGGTTATATCAATGTTGTTGCAGTGATGCAAAAGTTCTTTGATCAGGCAATTTCTGGTAACTGGAGTTATAATCCAGAACACTATCCTAACAATGAAATTCCTGTGTCAGTTATGGCACAAGATCTTTTAACTACATATAAGTACGGTTGGAAGACCAGTTATTATCAAAATACATATGATATCAAGACTGATGAGGTAGAGGAATCTACAGAGTCACTTGATAGTTTAATTTCTCAACTAGAACAAGCCGAGGAGGAAGAGTGTGAGTCTTGTAAAATTTAAGACAAACAAAGAAGAACGTCCAAAGGTCGATTCAATGACCGTTTTCAACGCAGAAGAAGTTGATACCAAAAAACAACCAATGTTTTTTGGAAAACCACTAGGTATTCAAAGATATGATTCTTACAAGTATCCAGTCTTTGACAAACTCACAACACAACAACTTGGATATTTCTGGAGACCTGAAGAGGTCTCCCTCCAAAAAGACCGTGCGGACTATCAGACATTACGCCCTGAGCAGAAGCACATTTTTACCAGCAATCTTAAGTATCAGATCATGCTGGATTCTGTACAAGGGCGTGGTCCTGGGATGGCTTTTATCCCTTACTGTTCACTCCCTGAGTTAGAAGCATGTATGGAAGTCTGGGGATTCATGGAAATGATCCACAGTCGTTCATACACACATATCATCAAGAACGTCTATTCAGACCCTTCAGATGTGTTTGATCACATTCTGAATGATGATCGTATCGTAGAACGTGCCATGAGTGTTACTCAGGCATATAATGATTTCATTAATGCTGCACACCAGTATGATAATTCACAAGAGTGGGCACACGCATTAGAACAAGTCCCCTACGCACAAGACGCAAGGTATGAACTCAAGCGCAAACTCTTCAGAGCAGTTGCAAATGTTAATATTCTTGAAGGTATTCGCTTTTACGTATCCTTTGCTTGCAGTTTTGCTTTTGGCGAACTCAAACTTATGGAAGGAAGTGCAAAAATCATCGGTCTGATTGCCAGAGATGAGAATCAGCATCTTGCCATCACTCAGAATATTCTGAAGAAGTGGAGAGAGGGTGATGATCCGGAGATGAAGAGAATCTTCCAGGAGGAGGAGCAGTGGTTGATCAATACTTTTGAGAATTGTGTCAACCAAGAAAAACTTTGGGCAGAGTATCTGTTCAAGGATGGATCTATGATTGGTTTGAATGATAAACTGCTTCAGCAGTATGTAGAATGGATTGCCAATCGTAGGATGAAAGCAATCGGACTCAAACCAATCTATGACATACCTGCAAAGAATAATCCACTTCCTTGGACAGAGCATTGGATTTCTTCCAAAGGACTCCAAGTTGCACCACAAGAAACCGAAGTCGAATCCTATATCGTTGGAGGAATCAAGCAAGACGTTACAGAAAACACCTTCGCAGGATTCTCATTATGATGAATTTGAGGCATTCCGTGAGGATGCCCTAAGAGCATATAGAGACGCAGCATTGTCTGACGCATATATGTTTGGTGACTATGATGGATATGAAGCATATAAGGAGGGTCAATAAGACCCTCTTTTTTTTATAAATATCCTTATAAAGGGTATAAAGAAATTAAGATGAAATCCTTATCGCAATCAGAATACGGAGAACTTAGGGATCTCTACAGTAGTGTCTACGCTCCCAAAGAAGATACTATCCTTGAAGGTTTTACAGATGAAGATCTGGATTTAACTGACGAAGAGATTGAAGAGCAAGTAGAAGAATTCTTTCTTGAGTGTATTGAAGAAGGATATGACATCGATGAGATTGAAAGAGTAATTTGTGAAGCAGTAGATGCAGAGTTGGAAGTTCTTAATGAGGTAACCAGCCCAGCAAAGGTTGCTGCCGCAAGAACAAAACTGAATGTTAGTAAGCAAAAAGTTGGTGGTTCTTCAGAGAAGAAAGCATCCACACTTTCCAGAGTCAAGAGTGCTGCCAGCAAGGTCAAGTCTGGTCTTAAAGCAGCAGGTAAGGCAGTACAGGGTACTGTAGGAGTTACCGCAAGAGCAGTAGGAACGGCACAGAGAGCAGCTAGTGCAGTTAAGGGTGCTGCCAAGAAAGGATATGAGAGAGGCAGATACGGTTCCAGTGGGAAACCTTCTTCTAGTTCTTCATCATCAGGTGGCGGATCTTCCTCTGATTCTTCCTCAAGTGGATCTTCTTCATCAGGTAGCTCCTCTTCTGGAGGTGGTGGTTCATCATCAGGTGGATCTTCCGCAGCACCTAAGAAGAGAAAGGATGGTCTTCTGAAGAGAGGATTGAAGAAACTTGTTAGAGGCATCAGTAAGGGTGTCTCTACTGCTGCAGGAGCAGTCAAGGCTGGTGCTGATTCAGTCACTGACAGAGCAAGAAAAGAAGAGTTGGAAGCAACCGGATTGTTCTCTGACAAGGAGATTGAAGCAATCATGGAAGCAGAAATGAGTGAGGGTTACAAAGAGATTGATGCTAAAAAGCACGGTCGCATGTATGACAGATACAAGAAACTGAGATCTGCTGCTATCAAGGATGCTCAGGATTCTGGTGAAGCATCTGGAACAAACAGAATGAAGATGGGTAAGATGAGTGCTGTTATTGACAAGTCCTCTGAAAATCTGAGAAAGAAGCAAACTAAAGATCAACTCACCGGTAGAGGTTGATATAAAACTCACATAATTCTTTGAGAAAGAGAGGTCGCATAGACCTCTCTTTTTTTATAAATAAAAATAAAATGCCAATAACAGAAGCACAAAGAAAACGGTGGTCAGAAAGAGCAGATTACATAAGAAGTAGAAAAAATATTCCTTGTATGGACTGTGGTCAAACTTTCCCTGACTATTGTATGGATTTTCATCATTTAGACGAGGAAACGAAAAGTGAAGCTATAGGCAGAAGTTCTTTCATTAGCAAAATGTCTATGAGGTCCAAGAAAGTAATTGATGAAGAAATTGAAAAATGTGTGATTGTATGTGCGTGTTGTCACAGAAAAAGGCATCATGCACTTGACAAATCATAAAAAACTACCTAGAATAGGTTTGTTCCCGTTAAAGATAAATAATAGCTCATTGAGATCTATAAGATGAGCTATGAGAATCCTTGGTTATACTTGGAACAACCTTTTGATAGTGATTCTATTGGGGACAACTTTGGTTTTGTTTATAAAATTACCAATCTCCTCAACGGTCGATCGTACATTGGAAGAAAGTATTTTTGGTCTTTTAGAACGCCACCAGGAAAGAAACGAAAACAAAAACAAGAGAGTGATTGGAAGCGGTATTACGGATCTTGTCCAGAATTAAAAGAAGATATCAAAAAGATTTCCAATAGAACTTTCTTTAAGAGAGAAATTCTTTCCTTACATAAGACAAAGGGAACTTGCAACTTTGAGGAAACGAAACAACTGTTCTTAAATAATGTCTTATCTGAGGCACTTGACAACGGAGAGCCTGCGTTCTATAATAGCAACATTCTCGGACGCTACATGCGAAAGGACTATGGTAACTTTGGAAGAAACACTGACAGTGACACACGACTGGGCAGTTGACAGAATGCACACTCTCTGTGATATGAAATCTGATGAAGTGTTAGAATCTGTTGAAAATGCTCATGCCCTTCGAATGGAGTTTGCTGAATGGTTAGATCCAGAAGTAGAAGATCATGAAGTTTACTCACTTGAATATCTTGGAGAAGATGATTAAAGCATTTCTTGGACTTGGATTCCTTGCAGTTGCATTTGTTATTGATGCACCTAAAGAAGAGGTTACAACAAAACCAAACCTCGTCGAGATTCCTGTAGTCAAATTTGAAAAGACTTGGAAGTGTCCTGACTGCACTCCAAACGAAAAGTATGTTTTATCCGAACTTCAGAAACATACTAAAATTTCTGATAGAAATGCACTAGCAACTATTCTTGGTAATATCAAACAAGAAAGTAATTTCGTTGCTAACATCTGTGAAGGTGGAGTAAGAGTATCTTATAGTGAGTGTACTCGCGGTGGTTATGGTCTCATTCAATGGACATCCTTAGGACGTTATAATAATCTTGGTAAGTTCTGTGCCAAGTATGAATGTGATCCCAGTAGTCTTGAGGGTCAAGTTCGTTATATGATCAACGAAGATCAATTTCAAAAAGTTTTGCCATCATTCGAAGGACGTGGAAATAGTATCAGTCAATACATGATTCCTGCCTATTATTGGTTAGGATGGGGTATCAAGGGTAATAGGGAATATTACTCATATAACTATAGTAAGAAACTAGTTTTAGCATGATTAAAAAAGCAATCGAAACGATCAAAGAAATTTTCATTCCTAATAGTGAGTTTGAAGAAGATAAAGTAATCTGTGAGATTGATGATGAAGTAATTGATTGTGCCGAACTAGAAGCACCTATTCATGAATGTGGTCCCAGTCACTTTAGTCATGGATATAGTCCTTATGGTAATATCCCTCCAGAAAATAGGTATACTGGTGTTCCTGCTCCAATAGTTCTTCCCGATGATCCTTGGTTTGGCCCTTCTATCTACAAGTCTCAGAAGCAACTTGATTATATGGAAAAAGAGACTGAAATGAAACGTCAAGAACGAGAGCAGAATTTCTCTGTTGAACCTGATGATATTCATCAGAAAATGTATGAGATTGCTACTAAGAATCAAAATACTACTCTTCAGTTAAATCCTCTGGGTGGTTCAGAAAACTTTCATGAAGGACCTGGTGGTTGGATGTCTGGTAATGGTATGGGGCAGTTTCAACAATGAATCAAGATTGGCGTTATAGTGATGAAAGAATGGATGTTCGTACACAAGGACTGAATATTCTCCTTAAGAAGTTTGGATCTCAGATTTGTTCTGATGGATCACCTAGATATACTAACCAAAGTATTTACGAATGTGTGCACGATTGGGTTTCGCAAGGTAATGTAAATACTAATGGCATTGTCAAATACTATGAGGCATATTATGCGTAAGACTATTCTTGCTATGTTGGCAGCAGTTTCTCTAACAACTCCTGCACTTGCTGACTCTAAGATCACCAAGGGTTTCAATACTATGGATGCAATGGGGTGTATGCTACTTCGAGAGTGTACCGATGGAGTCGATAAAATCGAGAGTATCGCAACTATTGCTGATGAGTATCCCGATACTGATTATAGTATTGTTGCTGACGAGTTCAACACAATGCTCGTTGCCTTGGAGCAAGTTGGAGTTGGGGTGTTTCTAGCAGATAGTAAGTATTTTCCTGATAGTCATCGTGGTGTTTATCATACTGTTGGTAATAACTTCTTCCTGAATAAAAAGTATATGGACAGCACCAATTACCTGATGCAAGTAATGCGTCATGAGGGATGGCACGCTGCACAGGATTGTATGGCAGGAACGATTGAGAATAGTCTTATTGCTATCATCAAACCCGAAGATGAAGTGCCAATGATCTGGCGTGTGTTGGCAGAACGTATGTATCCTGAACACGCAGTTCCATGGGAAGCAGAGGCAGGATGGGCAGGTCGTACTGAGAATATGACAATGGAAGCACTACAAGCTTGTGCTGCCGGGGAGATGTGGAAGGTCTATGAACCAACTCCATTGACCCGTAAGTATCTGGTTGAAAATGGATACCTTGATAAATAATCTTATCCTACACGGAAAAACACCCAAGAAGAGTTCTGCGAAAGCTCCTTGTGTTATAATGGTGAACTCTTTGTTGGATAATCTTTTTCAAGTATGACAAACTTAACAAGAGATGTGTTGATCAAGACCATCGTCGCAAAGGAAATGCAAATGTGCGACAGTCCTGATTACACACAAAAACTAAAGACGACTTATCACAAATGGGAACACGAATCTAGTTCTGTTCTCTGTCAAAAATTTAATCAACTAGAGCATACAAACATCACTGTAGATTTGCTTCAACCATAAATAGCAGAGCCATGCCTGCTACACATGCCAGAAGAAGTCAAAACTCCTGAGGTAAAGAAGGAAGAACCTAAAAAGAAAGGTCCTCTCGGAAAACTAAAGGAAAAAGCAGAAGACTCTGAAGAACAACTTGCTATCGTTTCCACCTTTGTAAGACTGGGTATCCTTATCTGGTCAGGTGGTATTTTGACTTTGAACTATGTAACCATTCCTAGTTTCCCACAAGGAAAGATCGACCCAACTTTCATCGCCTCTGTTTTTACAGGCGTTTTAGCGACGTTCGGCGTCCAGACTGCCAAGAGTAAGAGCAATGGAAATGGTGGTTCCCCTGCTGGTGGTGTCAGCAAGGCTGATATGGAGAAGTTAATTGAAAGAGCAACCCAAACTGCCCCTGCTCAAACGATTAGGATTGAGCAAGCACCAATCAAAATCGCAGGACAAAATGATGGAGAACCCCCAGTCAGACCAACGATCTAGTTTTAAGTGGGCAGCACTAACAGTGGGAACATTGTTTGGTGTTGCTCATATTGGAGTTTTGGGTCATCTGATGAATCGAACTCAGATACCCAAAATTGATCTGCCTTTGAATGATTATAGTTCTTATGTCATTCGTGCAGGTAAGGATGGTTATACGATTGAATATAAAGGTAATGATCCGAAGATTATGACCACTACCAAAGACATTAGAAAATCTAATGGATTATTTGGTATTGGTGGTAAATCAGAGGTTACTACTTATGAACAATATACGATGAATGGTGCCCGCCATATGGGTGGAGGTGCTGGGGGAAAGTTGAGTGCAAAAAGAGAAGAGTGTATAAAGGCGGCAGGTGGTGGAGAATCGACCGGGAGAATAGTCGGTGCTAGTATCGGTTCTTCTGCCGCATCATTTTTCACTGGAATTCCATATATAGGATGGGTCGCTGCTGGATGGATTGCCATGTTAGGTCAAAACACTGGTGCTGAAGTTGGTGGTGAACTTGCAACATCTATGATGGAAGGATGCGATGAACTTACTGCTGAGACCACTGAATGATGTAAATGATGTAACTTGGAGTATCATTATTAGTTTGGTGATATTGCTTTTTGGGGTAGGATATTACATATATACAATTATGAGTATGGCATTCGAGGAATTAGAAGATGAGCGATCTGACAAATAAAGATTCTGAACAAGATGCTAAACTTGCTGTATTGGAAAGCAAGATTGAAAGTTATCGTGAGCGTATTATTGCTCTTGAAGAAGAAACAAAAGATGTTTCTGTTATCGAAAGCACTTTAGAGAATGCTATTCGTCGAATTGAAATGGTCCATAGTCGTATTGATAAGACTGAAGAAAAAATTAAAGAAATTAGACAACAAGCTATAGACAACAAGATTTGGATTCAGAGAGCATCTGCTGTCATTGGTGCAGCAGTAACTCTTATTGGAATTATTGTTGCATTGCCACAAGAAGCAGATTCAAAGGAGGTTAATTATGGGAGCAATGGTTCCACCCAGCAGGAAGTCCTGTTACAACTTTCGAGTGATTGAGATCAACCGTGTTGTTGACGGTGATACTATTGATGTCACCATTGATCTTGGGTTTGACTTATATAAGAAAGAAAGAGTTAGAGTTGCAGGCGTTGATACACCGGAAAAAAGGACCAGGGACCTAGAAGAAAAGGAGTTGGGAATTGAAGCAACGAATTGGCTCAAGGAGGCACTGGATGGTGCCATTGCTGGGGATGATGATCTTGTTATTCGTACTGAGCTTGTTGGTGGTGTCGGTAAGTACGGTAGACTTCTCGGATGGTTATACATCGGAGATGCAGAACTTTCACTTAACGAATTAATGATTGAAGAAGGTTATGCCTGGGCATATGATGGAGGAACAAAACAGAAGAACTTTGAAGAACTAAGAGAAATTCGTCGTACCAAAGGTACGTTAATCTAATGCAGAAAGTAATCAATGTACTCGCACTTGCGTCTTTTGCTGTATCTACTGCCATTGTTGCTGGTGGTGCTTATGTCTATCTCAACAAGGATGCAATGATTGAAAGTGCAAAACAAGCAGCAACTAAAGCAGCAACAGAGGCAGTTACATCAGCACTTCCCGGACTGTTAGATGCTGCCATGCCAGAGATTCCTGAAGTAACAGGTGGTGCTGTTCCTACCGGTGGTGGATTGCCTAGTTTCTGAGAACTCTATGAGAATTGATATATAAATTAGTTATTTTATTGATATGACAGTAGCTAAACCTAGAAGAAGATCTAAACCTCAACACGGTAAAAGTGATAATAAGTTTTTTCTCTATGTAATGTTCTATCATTTCTTCGAAGGACTTGCTGGCATTTTTAAGAATGATTGATGGCAGAAATTCCTGAAATTAGAATACGATCTGTGGATGTTCCACAGGTGCCTGATTACTTAATGGAACCACCACAAGCAATTCCTAGTTCTGTTCCTGTTACGGTTCAAATAGGATTTCCTGTGGTGGATCTTCCTGGTTGTGTTGAGGCACACGAAACAAAGAATCCTAAGAACAATCAGATTGTAGACGATGATCAAAGGGGTGTTCTGACTTTTTGTGATGGGCACATACCGTCTTTTAATCCTATTAATTTTAATGATGAAGTAGAGTTACCGACTCCTAAACCACCTATTCCTCCTTACAAGGCACCAGAAGTTCCAGGAATACCAGAGATTCCTAAGGATGTCATACCAAAAGCAGAGAAGGAAGAGGTGCCTTGTCCTGGTCCTAATGCACCTAGAATCGGTGATGTAGCACAAAATAAGAAGGAGAAGGTTTCTGGGTTTGAGTTGCAGACTGTAAATGGTCAGCAGATATGTGTAACTCTTTACGAACCAATCCCATTCACAGAGCAGTATCTACCAGCACCACAAGTCGTAGCATCAACTGCCGGTATTGCTGCTGTTGCAACTACATCTGCTTTGTTAGCAAAACCAGTGGCAGATCTTTTACTTAAGGTAGTAAAACCACTAGTAAAGAAAACAATTAAAAAAATTGCTGCTAAGTTAGGAAAACATCAGCAGCATTATAGTGTATCTGAACGTAGAGAAATTCAGAGAGAACTATCTCAGGCAATCAGAATTATGAAAAATATGAAGAAGTAATTATTCGATTGCACCACCAAGATCTTCTGCTCTTCTTGATGTTCTTGTGGGTTTAGGAATAGTATGAGCGTGTGGTTTGATGTAATTTACATTTTGAACCACCACATCGGCACATATTTTATAATAAGGGCTTCTGGGATGAAAATTTATTCCCTCCTTTATCAACTGCCCACAATTCTTAAGTCTGGCGATCTCAAAATCCAATCTCTTATTGGCTGCTGCCTGTCTCATCAAATCAATGTTTGCTGCCGCAGCTTGTTTGCATTGGTCTTGTAGTGTTTTATCTAATGGTGTGCTCCAAGTCATGGAGAAACCAACACTTAAATTGTAATTATCTTTCTGTCCTGTTCTTACCGGAACTCTGTATAAAATATCGCCAGGATTGTCTGGTGCGCCATCCCCGATTGCATTTCCATCATCATCAAAGTCTCCGGACAAATCTCTCATATCATAAACATTATCATAGTATTCACCTTGAAATGGTTTCTGGGCGGATACTGCTCCTGTTACATACGGCGTAAAGTTCATAGTGGGACCTTGACACTGGATTCCCCCGCCGTAAGTATTAGTGATATATGGGCCTTGTAAAACCTGAATTGCTTGATTAGTAACCGAGCCTGAGCTGTTTGCTACAGGCGCAGCAGTCGCACTCACACCTCCGACTTCCGCACTTGCAGGTAGGGCATTTGCAATACTTGTTAGACATAAGACTACTGGGAGAAGATACTTGTTGTAGTTGTTATACTTTCTACTTCTGTCGTCCTTTGGATAATCGTCTGGTTGCTTAGTCCCGGACCTTGATAGGTCTCCGTAAACTGAAATGCATTTCCCGGATTTGTTTGTGTAAAGGATGGTTTGCTTGTCACACCTGTCCATGTTGAAGTCACTCCGTCAATAGTTACTGTATTTGTTCCAGTTCCAGGTGAAAGATTACCTGATGCTGTAATTCCACTTCCTGTAGCAGAATATTGATAACCGGTGTTATAATCCATCGAATTGATGGTTTCTACTACTTTAGATTTTGTTTCAGTTGTGCTAGTCATCGAGCCCTGTGTGAAGTTTGGTACAACCGGAACGGAAAATGCCGGTTGTACAAACCCATGGATTGCACCAAGAATCAACCCTAAACCGATTGCTTCTTGTAATCTAGTCATTGGTATTTAACCTCAGTCGATCACAGTGATTTCGGAAACGAATTGTCCGATTGCCGTAGAACCTGCACCGCCAGCAGTCACCGTAAGGACATTTGCTGAGGTTACAGTACCGGCAAGATTACCAGCAGTACCAGAAGCATATGAAGTTTGTCCGGTCAGATTAGCAACTTCTCCTACTGTAGGAGCACTAGTTGGGATCGCATCAGCCTGTGTATAAGATTGACTGAAGGAGAATGCTGCTCCAGGAGTATCTTGAGTTGCTGCAATCGTTCCTGGTGAATAAACACCATTAGTGATAGTACCGGCAGAAACTGTATTTGCAGTTGTACCGTCCGTAGTATCTATATTACTACCTGAGATACTGAACGTCGAACCAATTCTAGATGCGGTTGTTCTAGCAGCATCAACAGAGAGTTGAACACTTGCCGCATGTTTACTAACAAGACCACCAGCATAAACAGGTGTTGTCATCAAAAGCATACCAAAAGCAATCAGAGATTTTTTCATTATTTGCTATCAGCAATTTGAAATTATTTAGCATTTGATAAATTATAAATAAATCACGATGTATTGAACATTACAATGAAACTGACCGATCAACAAACACATTTGACACAATTGGTAGAACAGAGAACCACATTGTCACAACAACTTGAAGGTATTCAAAATCAGACAACTAGAACGAGAGAACTTCTTTTAAAAACTCAAGGAGCAATTGAGTATCTGGAAGCAGTAGGAGTTAAACTTCCAGAACCAGAAGTTACTGAAGAAGTTGCCGAAGAGGTTGCTGAAGAAGCACCTGCAAAGAAAGCATCAAAGAAAGGTTGACGCAAAGACTCAGAGGGTCTATAATATCTGAGTTGAGAGGCAAGACACAGATAAGAGGGGACGACAAACTGTTCCCCGCCTCTCTCATGACTCAATAGCTCAGCTGGATAGAGCAACTGCCTTCTAAGCAGTCGGTCGTAGGTTCGAATCCTACTTGAGTCGTAACGGATTGGCGACATCCGTGCTCACATCTCCGAGAGAAAAAAGAATCGGAACATCGACCCATGTGAGAGAGAGGCGGGACCCCTCTTGGTGCCACCGCTGCTGACGAGTAGCGGTTATTCTTATTCCTCTGTAGCTCAGCGGTAGAGCCGACGACTGTTAATCGTCTGGTCGCAGGTTCGCGTCCTGCCGGGGGAGTTGCCTGCCTAGCTCAGGTGGTAGAGCGGGGCTTTGGTAAAGCTCTGGTCGTCGGTTCACGTGCGTCGGTAGGCTTGAC